AGCAGCCACGCGATCGACCGGTTAGACGCGGCGATGCACCTGCGGGCGTCGTCCCGCTGTGCCTTCGTGGTCGCCGAAGCGAGGTCGATTTCACAATCCCGTAGCCGCTCCTGCAGGCTCACCAACGGGTCGCGTAGTTGGCCCGGGTCGGCGACCGCCTCGAGGGCGGGCGCCGCGGCCGGGGCGGCAGCAGCTGGGGCGGGTTGGTTGCTGTTGTCGAGCACGGCACCCAGGAACGCGGCGATCAGGATGACGGCGGCGATTAGGTCGAGTCGGCGGCGGATTCGCGTGGGTCGGCGCGGCTTGCGCGGCGCTGCATGCTTTCCATCCATGAAGGCATTCAACCACCGACTAGGTGATCGTACAGTCAACGCGCAAAATGGAGATCTTGCACGGTCCGATTCCGATCGTGATTCCGACGACGGGGGTCGGCCCGGGTGCCGGGGTCTGCCGCGCGGTGGGCGCCGGTGGGGGAGGCTGCGGCACAGGAGCCGGCGGCTGCCCCGGTGGCTGCGTCGCGGGCGGGCTGGTCGGCCCTGGGACGACCATACCGGGCGGGACCGGCGGCGGGGGCGGGTTGTGGATGACCGCGACGGTTGCCGCCACGCTCACCGCGACGGTGACCGCCACCAGCGGAGCCACCCGACGCAGCCGATGCCGCCCCACATACCCGACCACATGTCCAGTTTATGCGCCCCGCTGGATCGCCAGGGCCTCCGACCACGCCTCCCACCACCGCCACGCGTTGGCCTCAATCGTGTAGTCGGCGGCCACCGCCCGGCCGATTTCGATCTGCTCTGCCCGCCGCGCCGGGTCGTCGATGAGCCCCCGGAGCTGCCGGTACCAGTCGCGGGGTTTGTCTGCCAGCACACCCACCCCGAGGGCGTGGAAACGCTCATACTCCGGCCGCGGCGACGCCACCCACGGCACCCCACACGCGGACATCTCGAGCGGCTTGAGCCACGACTTGGCGGCGTTGAACCGGGAGTCCGCCAGGGGCGCCATGCCGACACCGATGCACGAGAGGGCGTAGGGCCATTCGGTGACGTGGACCGCCCCGAACGAGTCGGGTTCGGCAGCCAGGCCGAGCGTCTTGCGGAGCCCATCGGGGTCGCCGACGGAAAGAAACCGGGTCTTGTTTTCTTTCTCCAACCGGGCCACCGCCGGGCCGACGGTCATCAGATCATCGGGGTGGGAGTGCAGGGAGCCGCCCCACCCGACCCGGTCGTTGTCGTAGTGGGCGATCTCGAGGTAGCGGCTGGGGATGTGGTTGAACAAGACCCGGCCCCGCCCGTGGGGGGCGTAGACCCGCAGTAGCGGCGGGGTGGACACGGTCACGAGGGTCGCGTCGCGGCAGGCGTGTTCGGCGTGGGTCCAGCTGTAGAAGCGGGTGTCGGTGTTCTTGGGGTGGAGGCGGGTGAATGCGATGTTGGAGGGGTGGATGGTGGTGAGGTCGTCGTCCATGTCGATGACGATCGCGATGCCGCGGGCGCGGAGCATGGGGATTGCTTGGGCGAGCTGGGCGAGGACGATGCGTTGCATGACGATCACGTCGGCGTCTTCGGGGATTTGGCCGAGGGCGACTAGCCGGTAGTTGTCTTGGGAGTCGAGGTCCCCGCCGATGGAGTTGCCCCGGTCCTGGGGGGCGATGATGGTGATGTCATACCCTTGGGCTTTCAGGGTTTGGGATACCCAGATCATCCGATAGCAGCCGCAGCCGTAAACGTCGGCTGGGTAGACGTAGACCTTCATCGCCCCCCGTTCGGGCTCAGAGCTTGTCGGTGGGCTCGCTGAACCCGGTGCGGCCGATCATCAGTTGGGCGGCGTGGAGGTTGTAGTCGATGCCGGTGAGCTTGCTGCGGACCACGTCCAGGTGGCGCCAGTTGATGAGGCCGGAGTCGCCGACACCGCCGATGGTGGGGTCCGAGCTGCTCGAGGCGATCCGAGACAGGAGGCCGGCGGCGCCGTTGAGGGACTTCCGGGCGGCCTGGATCTGCTTGGTGTAGGCGTCGACCATCTCATCGACGGTTTGGGGGGCGGCGGGCCGCCCGGCCCGCTTGGCGGGCGGTGCGGCGGCCTTCGGTGTCTTGGTGCGCTTGGTGTCGTTGGCGGGGGTGTGGTCGGTGTCGATGGACATGGGTTCCCTTTCTAATGGGGTTTCGGGAACCGAGTTTAGCGAACCTGTCCCCGGACGGCGCATTGCCAGGTGACCCGTGAGACGACGGGGAATCCTTGGAGGTGTTCAGAGTCGATGTCGACGGGTCGGGCGCGTTGGAGTCCGGACATGCGGACGATGTCGAGGAGCCGGCGGGCGTCGCAGGCCCAGGCCCGTTGGTCGCCTCCCAAGTGTTGGTAGATCTTGGCCATGTCGAGGCCCTTGTCGAGGAGGCGGAGGGCGTCGGGGCCGACGATGGCTACTTGGGCGCCGGGTTGGCAGCGTTGCCAGATTTGGTGGAGGGCGACGGGTACGTCGGCGGGTGGGATGAGGTGGAGGATGTGGCCGAGGTAGACGGCGGTGATGCCGGTGATGTCGGGGGGGAGGTTTTGGGTGATGTCGATGACCCGGTCGGCGATGACGCCGGGGTCGGCGTCGATGTTGATCCAGCCGTTGGCGGGGAACCGGCCGCAGCCGACGTTGACCTTCATGCGGTGAGCCCGACAACCTGCAGGGCTGCCGCCAGCGCGGCCCTTAGTTCGGCGGGTGGCGCCCAGAGTTGTTGCTTGCCTGCGCAGGGAATCGGTTCGGGAAACTCGCGGGGGTCTTCGATCATCCAGTTCCATTGGTCGTGTGCTGCCCATGGGCTGGGCGTGGCCCGGTGGCAGTCGTAGAGGTGGACGGCGCCGACGATGCCGGTGGGGTGGTCGTCGGGGTTTTGGGAGATCCAGTCGAGGGCCACCGTGTCGGTGTCGCCGACTCGGATGAGGCTGGCGAGCTCGAGGGCGGCATGGTCCCAGCGGCGGCCGGCGTGGATGAGCAGGCGGCCGCGGTAGCCGGTGCGCCAGCCCCGGTTTTCGATGTCCTTGCCGGCGCGGAAGATGAGGGCTGGCCACGGCCGGTAGAGGGTGAGGGCGGGGGTCATTCGGACCGCCCCGCTTCGCGCCGGCCGGACCTGCGCAGCAGGACCACGGCGGCGCCGCCGGCCAGCGGGGAGGCGATCCACCACCATGACCAGTTGATGACCTGGGTGAGCTTCAACGCGACAAGCACCAGCGCCAGCACCAGCGCTTGCGTGAGATAGCCCCGGTCGCCTCTAGTCATCGCCCTGCGTCTCCCTTGTGTGGCATACCCGACGTGTTACCCCCATGCCCGTGATACCGCCACGTCCGCTCCGCCAACGGCATCATCACCAGATCCCGGGCGACCGCGAGGGCGCACACCCCCGTGATGAACCCCCAGTCCTCATTGCAGAACGGCGACAGCGTCACCGGCGCCTCACCCCGGAAGCCGACCTCCCGGGCGATGTCGGTGCGTACCAGGACGGTCATGGTGGTGTGGTGGGGGGTAGCCGGGTTGAACGGCAGCCCGAAGTGTCCGAGCGGGTCACCCATGCCGACCGGCTCAAAGTAGGAGTGCACCCAGATGCACCGGTCCACCTGGTCCGCGACCGCGGTCAGGGCCTCGAGATGGTGGGGGAGCCATTCGTCGTCGGAGTCCAGGAACGCCACCCACGGCGTCCGGACGGCGTCGAGGGCGCGTTGCCGGGTAACCGCCGCACCTTCCCGGTGCAGGTCGATGGCGACGGCTACAGCCGCCGGGGGGTGGGTTTGCGCGGCGACCGACGCGAGCGCCCGTGTCAGGAGGCCGTTGGACAGGCGGGCCGGGTGGGCGGGGATGACGGCGGTTACCTCAGATGCGGCCACAGCCCCCACCCTTCCAACCATCCGATGTTGGTGTTCCACCGCGGCCGTTCCCCCCACTGGCTGGCTATGTGCAGCAGGACGGGCAGGGAGATCTGATCCTGGTGTGTCCAGGTCAGGCATTCCATCCACCACAGCTCGCTGACCTTGATGACGGCTGGGGTGTGGCGGCGGGCGTTGACGCCGGTGGCGATGAGGCCCGCGTTGGGGGGGTGGCCGACGACGTTGCGGTAGAACGCTGACTGCTCGAGGATCCGCCCGGCGAGGCCGGCGTACCGGTGGAGGGTGGCGGAGTAGTCGGCTTCGGTGTAGATGCAGGTGCGCCAGGGGTGGGGGACCATCGCCCAGTCGTCGTCGCCGAGTGCGGCGAGGGTCTTGTCGACGAACCCGGGTTCGGGGGTGATGGACGCGTCAATCCAGATGGTCACGTCGGCCGGGTCGGGGGGCAGGCAGTATTCGGCGGCGGCTGATGCTGCCCGGTGGGGGTGGGTCTTCCACCACTTGTGGGCCAGCATCGGCGCGACCAGGTCGGCCGGCCCGTTGCGGGTGACGACCCGATGGGGGCGGTAGATGACTGTCCAGCCGGGGGCGTCCATGTCGGGCTGGTCGGTGAACAGGTAGGCGGGGACGCCGGCGTCGATCGGTTTGACGGTGTCGTAGTCGCCGTACAGCGCCGAATAGATCACGATCACGGCTGCCCCCGGCGTTGCCGGTCGCGGGTCTGCCAGCCACGCACCCAAGACCCGGCGCCGAAGATCTCGAGGAGCCCGAAGCCGATCCCGACGGTCCACAAGCCGATCAGGTTGGCCACCTCCCACACCGGATGCCAATACGTCCAGGCAAGGAAGTCGACGGCGAACCATGCCACCAGGACGGCTACCCAACCCCACTTGCCGCGGCGGGCGTCCTCGGGGGTGAGCCACTTGTGCTCGCGGAGGTCCGTGTTCATGGTCGTAGAAATTCGGTCTCGGCGACCGCCGCCCACGCGATCGAGTCCTGTCGTGCCCACACCGCAATCTCGATCAGTTGGGCTTTGATGAACTCGATCAACCCGACATCCATGGGATCGACCTCAATGCACCAACAGGCGTTCTGCCACGCCGATGCCGGTTCGGACACCCACTGTCCGTGTACCACCTTCGCGGAGCGTTGGAGCAAAAGCGCGGTCTCCGAGTAGAACCGTGCCCACTCGGCCTGTGTGAGTTTGTCGTCGGAGTTGCCGATCGACACGTACACGATCACAGGTCGGGTCCGTACGAGAGGATCGTCGGCACCAGCCGCTCCCAGTCGAACTCCGGCCGCCACCCCAACAACCCCCAACCCTCACCCCGGGCGATGATCGACGTGTTTGGGGTCTCCCCCTCCCTCATCGGCAGGTGCACCACACCGGCCGGGTTGCCGGTGTAGGCGTTCACGAAATCGGCCACGTCGTTCACAGTCACCGCCACCCCCGTCCCGGCGTCGATGATCTGGTCGTCGCCGAACGCCGTGGCAATGTTCAGGATCCGGCCCACATCATCGGCGTGGATCAGGTCCACCGTCTGGGTGCCGTCGCCCCAGATCTGGATCGGCCGCCGCGCCCACGCGTCCGAAGCGAACGCGGGCAGGATCTTCCGCGGATGCCCGGGGCCGTGCTTCTGGCCGGGGCCGTAGGCGTTGAACGCCCGCACATGCGACACCGGCACCCCCTTGGACTGGTGCCACGCCGTGGCGAGCCGGTTAGCGCACAGCTTGGTCGCCTGATACACGTTCGCCCAGCTGGAGTCGGGCATTGTGATACCGACGTAGGACGCGCCGGTGCGGGCGCACCAGTCGAGGATCCGCAGGGCGCCGATGACGTTGGCGTGGACGGCCTCCTCTGCGTGGGCGAACAGCTCGGCCGTCCCCAACATGCCGGCTAGGTGGATGACACAGTCTGCGGAGTCCAGCCCGGACAGGTCGCCGAGCACGTCGTTGCCTTCGTGCCGGTCGAACGCCCAGGCGGTGTGTCCGGCCACCCGGGCGGCGCGGATGGCGGCTTGGCCGAGGAATCCGCTGCCACCGGTCACTGCAATCTTCACTGGGCCACCTCCGGGCGGGGTCGTGTTGCCGACAAGATACGCCACCAGTCAGCGATGGCCTGCAACGCGTCGGGGGGCTGCCACGCCTCCGCGCGGGCGAGGATCGCAGCGGGGACGGTTTGCTCTTCGGGCGGCCAGCGGGTGGCGATGTCGTCGGCCCGTTCGGACAGGATCCGGTTGTCCGGGTTGAGGTTGGTGACCACCAGCAGGCCGGTTGGTTGGGTGTCGATGAGCATCAGGTCGAGGTCGGTGCGGAACCGGGACAGGATCTCATCGATGCGCCACACGTCGCCTGTCCAGTCGCCGGGGCATTGGTCGCGGGCGGCCTCGGCCTGGTTGCGGGGAAGTACGTCGTCGAACACGATGACGGAGGTTGACGCTTCGACTTGGACGTACGCGGTTTCGGTTTCCCGGAAGGTGGCCGGTTGGCATAGCCGCTCCATGCCGATGAAGTCGCGGAGCGCGAACTCCACCAGGTGCATCCCGTCGATGAAGCCAAGGTCGACGCGGCCGCCGAGGAGGCCGTCGAGGTTGTCGGGGTCGGCGATGTCGAAGAACTGGTCGGAGGTCATCCGGAACAGGCCGGGCCAGTCGACCAGCGGGTTGGGGTCGATGCCGTAGCCCTGGGTTGTGCCGAACTGGCACAGGGCGAGGCTGGTTCCGTGCTGAACGCCGACCTCGAGATACACCTTCGGTTTGAGGAGGGCGTGGAGGGCGGTAAGGAACTCGTGGCGGGTCATCGGCTGGCCCGCTCGACCGCCGGCCGGTAGCGGGTGATGGCCCGCCAGTCGTAGTTGAGGTCGTCGGCGTGGAGTCGGTCGGTGTTCGTGGGCGTCCGCCCGGCGGCGATCAGGGTCCGGTTGATGTCGGACCGGACGATGATTGCCAGCGCGGTCCGGTACCGGTCGGCTTGCATGTTCACCATGGCCGGAACCCCCACTTGTCCACAAACGTGGCCATGTCGATGCCGGTTTGTTCGGCGAGGACGCCGGTGGTGGACTGGTCAGGATGGAGATGTTCGATCACGGGGGTGGCGGCCACCAGTGTGCCGCCCGCGGCGCGGGCCTGCATGTCGAGGTCGTTGTCGCCGCACCACCAGCGGAGCCGTTCGTCGGCGCGTAGCCCCGCCTCGCCCTTGAGAATGAACGCGAACCCCTGCATCCGCTGGTGCAGGGAGGTCGTGCCGGGGGTGCGGTGGATGCGGCTGCCGGGGGTGCCGTCGGACAGGCCAGCGGACGCGGCGGCGCAGTTCCACAGCCGCATGGGTTGGGCGAGCTGGTCGAACCAGCCGGGGGGCACGATCGCGTCGTCGTTGAGGACGGCCACATCCCACCGGTCCTCGCCGAGCCGGGCGGCGTGCTCCCGGGCCCAGTCGATGCCGAGGTTCCACAGCCGGGACAGGTTGGGTGGCTGCTCCGGATCCCACAGCACCACATTGATCGACGACCAGATCACCCGGTCGGGTGGGCTGTCCGCGGCCGGGTTGGGGGTGACCCGGTGCGGGGACCCCATGTCGTTGTTGTCAACCACGATCACCTGTTGGACCTGTCCGGTGAGCGCGGCGACAGCGCGGGCGAGCTCGGAGGACCGGTTGCGGGTGGTGATGACCGCATACCGGTAGGGCTGGGTGTCATCCACTGGCTTGCCTTCCGGGGGTTAGTCGGGAAATCCAGTTTAGGCTACCCAGCCGTTTCTAGATCGCAATACGGTTGGTGTACCGGCTGGACGGGCCGGCGTTTTCCAGCTCGAAGTACCGCACGAACGACGCGTTACCGAGCATCGTCACCGTCCCCGCCAATGCCTGCAGCGTCAAAACTAGGTTGTCGACCAGGTCCGACCCGGCGGTGCGGACCATGACCATCTCATCGAACATGCTGACCCCGGTGGTGTTCCCCAAGTCCTGTGTGACGTGCAGGATGGTGCCCGCCACGCTGGTCTGCCGGATCCGGTATACGAACCCGTTCGCCCCCGACGAGAGGGTGCCGCCCCGGAACCTGGCCCGGTAGGCGCGTTCGTTGAGGAACACGGTTGTCGGCAAGGTGAGAACCACGGCTTCGGCGCCGACCGCGGCGGAGTTGGTGGCGGAGTCGACCTGGGCGATCAGGCCGGTGGGGGCGGAGGATCCGAATATGTAGTTGCCGCCCTGCGGTATTTGGATGACGTAGACCCGGTCGCCGATGTCCGCACCCAACAGGTTGATCATCGGAACGTTGGTGTTGTCGCCGTCGAAAATGCCAGTCGCGACCAGGCTGCCCGTTTCGGCGGTGAACACGGTCGCCGGGCGGATCGACCAGGTCAGGCCGAGCCGCTTCGCCTCGGCCACAAGCGCACCAGCGAAGGCTTTGGCTTCCTCGGGGCTCACTGGTAGCTCCGGCGGATGATGTGCCGCATGGGTGCCCCTTCGACACAGGTGATCGACCAGAAAAGCTCGAGCCAGTTGACGCCCAGCCAGTGCACCGTGTCATAGGAGTCGTGCCGCGGGTCGGGTGCGGTGGTGATGTCGAACCGTTCAAAGATGGTCTGCCGCATGCCGATGTTGCGGGCGGCCGCGTTGGCCTGGGTGGGGTCGGCTAGTTGGACATCACGCACGTCGGGGATCACAAAGCCGCGGTTGGCGATGGAGTGGGGGGCGGAGGGCGGCACGTCGTAGGTGCCGACGATGGGGATATCCCCGGCCGATTCGGAGTTGGAGATGACCACGAACCGGTTTGGGGCGGAGAGCACATCGGAGGTGCGGATCGGGAAGTCCCGCAGCACCTTCCCGCCGACATCCCAGTCGAACTGCGGGACGACCACGGCCGGGTCAAAGGTGCGGATCATCGAGAACTGGCCCAGGTTGTTCATCCACGCGGTGAAGTAGTCGCCCTGGACGGCGAGCTCATCGAGGATCTGGGCGCGGCGGGTGCCGGCGGACCAGCCGCCCTGCGCCGCGTACGGGGACGCCGCGATGTTGAACGGGGTGACCAGGGGCAGTCCGCTGATCAGGTCGACGACGGTGCCCGTGGCCGTGTCCAGGGTGGCGAAGCCCCGGTCGATTTGTTGGTCCACGATGAACATCTCATCGACCAGCACATCGTTTGATGTGTCCCCGCCCGTGCTGACGAACTCAGAATCGTCGGTGAACATGAACCGGCCCAGCGGCCACGACACCCCACCGATGACCATGTAGGGGCGGATCCGGTCGGTCAGGGCGTTGATGGCGGCCGTGTCCTCGACCCCGAAGCGGATGCTTTGGATGGTGCGTTTGATGGCCTGGCTGGTGTCGTGGCTGATGACCGGCGGCGCGTCCAGGATCGGACGCAGGTCCCCCAACACTTGATCGGTGACCCCGTCGACCAGCTGCCACGCGAACGTGGCGACCCGCTGCCCGACGTGGGGGGCCACGTCGAGGAGGTCGTCGAACGGCAACGTTGTGAGGGTCATCGGCGTCAGCTCGGGTCGATCGGCGCGGCGGTTTGCGTGACCTCGGTTACGTCCACCGTGGCCAGATACAGGGCCCGTTGGTGGACGCGTTCGTTCGGGACGCGGACGCTCGCGAACCACCGGTCCCCGACATCGTCGCGGACGCACACATAGGGATGGTCCGCCCAGGCGAGGTCGCGGAGGCTGCGCAGGTTCGCCAGCCGTATCGGGTCGATGGCGGCCTGTTGGATGACCAACAGCCGCGTGAAGTGCTCGAGGCCCCGTTCCGTGCCGTGGAAGGCGACAGACCCGTCCCGGTTATACATGCGTTGATAGGTGACCTGGTCCGCTTCGGGGAAGTCGAATGTCTCCTCGGTGGACCCCTCCCAGCCGGGGCTGTAGGCCAAATTCGACGCGCCGGTTTGGTCATCATTGGTGGTGAAGATCAATACCCCGCCGTCTGCGGCGCAGCCGTCCACACCAGGCGACGCCACGGTGCCGGTGACTTGCGTCGACCAGCCCCCGGCGAAGTCGTACAGGTTCGTTATCCGGATCCGGTAGACCGACGCCAACCCGACACGGGCTTCGAAGTCGTTGAAGCCGGTTATTGCCGGCGAGGACGCCGACATGATGGTCTGCCAGTCGGTGACCGAGTCCCACCGCTGCAGCTCGTATGCGCCGAAGCCGGTGATGGGCATCGACGACACGGGCCAGGTGACCCGGTTGTAGCCGATGCCGGTGGGGATGCAGCACGGGATGGTGCCGCAGTCCAGGCCGATGCCGGTGACGGTTTGGCTGAGTTGGGTGATCGCGACGCCGGTGATGGTGGGCGGGTCTTGGGAGAACAGGAGGGTGGCGTCTGCGGTTTGGTCGTCGGTGACGGAGGTGACGATCGGGGAGTAGCCGGGGACCCATCCGAGGTTGGTGGTGTCGCCCTGGGTGGGTGCCCCGTAGGTGGCTGTGGACAGTTGGTGCGGAGCGGGCACTTTGTTGAGGCTGTTGCCGGGAGTACCGGAGATGGCTGGGGCGATCGCGCCGAGAACTTCCCACCGGCTACCGGCGGCTTCACCGGTCGCGGACCACCGCCAGCGAGTCTGCCCGGCCGGCATCGTCGGGGGGGTGGTGAACCGGAGGGTTACTTCCTTCCACCCGTCCATGATCTCGGGGAGGGCGTCGTGTTCGGTGGGTGTGATGCTCACGCTCGCCCCGGAGCCCGTGATGTCGGGGGAGAAGAGCAGCAGAGGGACGGTGGTGTCGCCGAACCGGCGGGCGTAGTAGCGGACCTGCGGCCACGATGAGCCGCCCGGGCCGGGGTCGAGTATCTCTTGGGACGCGATGATCGACCCGTAGATGTGGGCGGCTGCCTGCCGGCCGTAGACGTGCGGTTCGGTGAGCGGCCCACCGGAGGTGTGCAGGGACAGTTGGGGCAGGATGTGGGTTTCTAAGGGGGTGAACGTCTCCCCCTCCACTGTGGTCAGTTTCAGTTGGGTACCGGGGTGCGGGGGGATGGAGTAGAGCTCGCGTAAGGCGTTCAGCGCCGGGTAGGTGGTGATCGCGCCGGCGCTGGCGTTCAGTGCGCCGATGTCCGCGGCGGAGACGGTGACGATGTAATCCCCGGCGGTCAGGACGGGGTTGAGGGTGTTGGCGGTGGCGGTGCGCAGGGGGACGGTTTGCACCCCGAGGATTTGATTGTTGTTGTTGCGGCGCCCGCCGTAGGCGGTGCGGGTCTCCTCGCAGTAGAGGACCCGCAGGGCGGCGTAGCCGAGGAAGAACCGATCACCGGCGTTGGACATCATCTGGACGACGATGCGGAAGAAACGCCGGGTGGCGCCAGCGCTGGCTTCGAAACGTTGTAGATCGGCGAACTTCCAGGGGAGCCGTTCGTCGCCGGGTGAGGTGCTCCAAAACTGGGAAACCTCGCCCATGTTGAGACTGCCGATGGGTGTGGTGTAGGGGGCTTGCGCGACGGTGGCGGTGTAGAGGGTGTCGGTGAGGGGTCCGTAGTCGATGCCTAGGGGGACGTTGTCGGCGGCGATGAATAGGTAGGTGGGTGGGGTGGTGCCCTGTTGGTTGATGAATGGGCCGGCGGTGTTGTCGTTGACGGCGTAGGCGGTGTAAAGGAATTGGACGCCCACTATGCGTTTGTTGGTGAGGGCCGCCGAGTAGCTGTTGACCGCGAAGAACAAGCCGATTTCCTGCTGGACGGCGTTGAAGGTCGAGTGGATGCCGAAGCCGTCGCTGGGGTCGGCGAGCGCCGCAGCGACGGACCCGCCGGTGATGGTGGTGGTGCTACCGGTGACGGCACCGCTGTTGCAGGGGATGATGACCGACTGGATCGGGCCGGCGGCGTTGATCGACGCAGCCGGATAGATGTTGATCAGGTTGACGGCTTCGTTGGTCAGCCCGGGCGCCTGGTCGTGGATGTAGAACCGGCCGTCCTGCAACACCCGCGACTGGGCGAGGGTGAACTTGTGGCCCTGCTCGAAGGCGTTGACGACCGGTGAGAACACCAGATCCTCATCGCGGATGGGTACCCACTCCTGTCCGAGGATGACCGGCAAACTCGGGTTGTAGTTGCCCATCTCACATCGTCCTCACTGCCGTGGTGATCCCCCGCCGGGCCATGGCGTCAACGACACCGTTCCCGACCGCCGCACCGACCGCCTGGGCCTGCTCAGCGGTGACACTTCCGCTGATCCTAACGACGATCGAGTTGGGTCCGAACACAACCGACGTACCGCCACCGGCGCCGCCGGCCGGGGTGGCAGCGCCCATGCCGCCGGTGGCGTCGGCCAACATCTGCCCCACGGAGGACAGGCCCCGCTCAAAGCCGACACCGATGCCCAACCCAAGCGGTTCGCCGATCTTGTCGGCCATGAACTTGGACGGCGACGCGATGCCGAAGAACCGCTCGAGCGGGTCGGGGATCGCCGACTTCGCGAACCCGATGATCCGGGAGCGGAGCCACGCGCCCATAGACTGTATGCCGTTCCACAGTCCGCGGATGGCGTCGCGGCCCGCGTTGACCAGAAGCCCGCCGAGGTCGCCGATGGCGTCCTTGATCCGGCCGGGGATGCCAGTAACGAACCCGATCGCGGTGGAGATGCCATTACGGATGCTGGCGGTGAACGACTGGAATGCCTTCTCCGTCTCCAACGGCACCACGTCAATGAACTTGCGGATCATCTCGATGAAGTCCATGACCGCCTGGACAGCGTCGGCCATGGTGGTCACGATGTCGACGCCCACCTCCGTCCAGGGGATCATTTCGAAGGCGCGGCTGAATTCGGCGATCGCCTCGGCCATGAAGTTGAACACTGGCCCGAGCGGCGTCAAAACGATCGCCAGCAGCTTCAACGCCGGTATCGCCAGCTGGATCACAGCGCCGAGGAACTCGGCCAGCAAGGGCAGGATCGGCACAAGGGCGACGGTGACCTCGCCGAGTGCGGCACCCAGGTCGAGCAGGTGGGGGCTGAGGGTTTCGAGGGCGGGGCCGAGGGCTTCGATGATTGGCCCGATGATCGGTGTGATGGCCTTGACTAGGTTCCCGATCAGCGGGAGTAGCAGGGCCAGGGTGTCGCCGAGGACGGGGGCGATGTCGGCGATGGCTTCCTGCAGGATCGGGGTTACCTCGGTGAGCGCTGCTTTGATCTCGGGGATGACGGGCGCGAACCCGGCGACCAGGGCTTGGGAGAGGGTGTCTTTGAAGGTGGAGAACACGCCGAGGAGGGTTTGGGACTGGGCCTCCATCGCCCCGGCCGCGCCGGGGAACGTCTGCATCCCTTTGAGGAGGGCTTGGATTCCCTCCGCCGCGCCGATCGACCCGGCCGAGATTTCCTGCATCACCTGTGCGGTGGTTTTGCCCTGTGCGGAGGCGATCGCGGCGACGCCGGAGAAGCCGGGCAGCGCTTCGGAGATCTGGTTGAGGTTGTCGAGGGTAACCTTCCCCGATGAGGCGATCTGCCCCATGGCGAGGGTGACGGAGTTGAGTGCCTGGGCGCCGCCGCCGGTGACGGAGGCGACGTTGCCGAGGGTGGTGAGGAACTCCCGGACCGCGTCGTCGGACAGGCCGACGGCGTCGTTGAACGCAAAGAACCGTTGAGCGGCCCCGGCCACGTCGGGGAATTCGAAGGGGGTGATCGCCGCGAACTGCTGCAGGTCCGCGAAGACGCGTTTCCCTTTCTCCGCCGATCCCAGGAGGCTGTTGAAGGAGATCTGTGTCTGCTCGAGCTCGGCGGTGGCCTTGAGCCCGAAGACGGTGAGGGCGCCCAGGCCGGCCCCGACGGCGACGGCGAACCCGGCGAGGAGGGGGATCGTGGACGCGAACGCGGCGGAGAACTTCCCCGACACGGCCGCGGCGGTGACGGTGGCCTCACGGTTGATGCGTTCGAAGTCGCGGATCGCGGAGCGGCGCAGCTCGGTGATCGACGATTCGGCTAGTTCGGCCGATGAGTCGAATGCTTGCCCGACCCGTTCGGCGTCGACTACGGCGCTGTCGGCCAGTTCATCGAGGGCTTGGCTGGCGTTCTCCCCTGCGGTTTGGAACTCGCGGCCGATCTCGCTGCCGGTGTTGTCGAAGGACCGCTCGACCTGCTCGAGGCCGCGTTGGACCTCGGTGCGCAGGTCCCGCATGGCGCGGTCTACACCGGCGTGGACCTCGCGGGCGAAGTCGTCGAAGTCGGGGACGATCTCGACGAATGCCCGGTCGATGGGTTGAGTCATGGCCGTCATCCCCCGTGGCTGACGGCCATGAGCTCTACTGCGGTGCGGAGCGCTGGGCCGCCTGTGTGTTCCGTGCGGCGGCTGCCGGGCCTCTCCACCATGGGGGCGGTTTGAGGGTGCGTCCGGTAGGCGCCGCGGTCGGTTTGTTGGTGCGCTGCAGCGTGGTAAGCGGCCCCGTCACCGCGCTGTTGATCTTCTCGTGTTGGTCGGGTGGTGCTTCGGTCAGTATCCAGTAGTGGATCAGGTTGAGGAAGCGTCGGCAGTCGAGTCCGAGGGGGTCGATTCCTCGGCTGGCACACCACCCGTCGAAGCGGTGCCAGTTTCGGCCGGCGTGGTCGATGAGCTCTTCGACGGCTCGGAAGGGCGGAGGCCCCACCGCTCCATCAGGTAGTTGAGGATGGGGATGATCTGCCGTTTGATGTCGAAGGCGCGGCGACGGCTCTTCAATCGTTCGGAGAACAGGGCGGCGGAGTCCTCATCGAGGATCTGAGCGAAGATACCGTCGAGGGCCTCGATCAGCATCTCCGCGTTGCCATCCTGAACCAGTTTGTTCAAGCCCTTGGTGCGGCGGATGAGGTCGGCCAGAACCTCCGGCGCCGGGACGGCCGGGGCTTCGAACCGGTCACCGTCGGCAGTAAACGGGATGGGTTCACGGGCGACGGAGAAGTCCATGATCTCCGGGTTGAGGTCTTGATCCACGTGGGTCCTTTCGGTCGGGCTGGGGACTAGTCCTTGGCTGCGGACAACGCCCGTTTCAGGAACGGGTTTGGCCGCATGCCCTTGACCTGCTTGACGTAAACGTACCCGCGCGCACCCTTGGGCTTGAACCGCAAGAACTGATGGCTGATCGGCCGAATCGGTTTCTTGCGGGGCCCGTAGATGCCCGTCCCGTCGTGGAGGAACACGATGTATTCCAGGTTTGAGCCGATCACCACGGCGGGTTTCCCCGACCGGGACACCAGGACGGTTGTGATCGACGACCGGGCCCGGCCGGTGTCCACCCGTTTCGGGCCGGTGCCGCCCTGCCCGGAGATGTTGCGTTTGGCTTGCGACTCGACCCGCAGCCCCCGCCGCATGAGGTCTTGGACCACGCCACGCTGCGGGGAGATCATAATCAGGGCGATGGCGCCCCGGTCGATCCGTTGGAAGGTGGTGACCGTGGCCACGGGTCACCCCCTCGGGCATGTGCAATTCGCGATCGCGACCAAGACGCGGAGGTCCGAACCGGTGCAGCCGCCCTCCTCGCCGAGCGGCACCGTCTCCCCGATCGCGAAGTCCCGGATGGTCCGGTCGGCTTTCATGTCCCGGACGCAGCATCCGACCGCTTTACGCACCGCTGCTGCGTCTGAGTGCCATATCCGGGCGTCCTCGAGGAGTTGATCGCACGTCGGCGGGGTGCCGTTCTCATCCATCGTGTGCACGCAGCGGTGCACCTGGACGTGCACCTCAGCCACCAGGAACGGGACGCCACACCTCGACTGGCGGCCGTCGTCGACCGCCGGGTTGGGGAACGTCGCCGACGGGAAGATCCGGGTGACCGAGAGGGCGAGCTGGCCGGTGCGTGTGTCGCCCGGCCCGCAGGTGCAGCCGCAACTGTCGGCGACGATCGACCCGGCGACCACGAAACATTCCCGGCACGGCCGGCCGGCGATGGAGTCGATGGCCAGCCCATCGGATGCGCACTGGCCGATCGCGCTGACCACGTTGAAGAAGTTCAGGGCCGTGGACGGGGCGACCTGGGCGCTCTCCCCGCCGCCGGTGACCCCGGCCGTACCGTGGCCTTCCGATCCCACCGTCTTGGAGCTCGCGGAGAACCCGGCCACGCCGATGAACCCGCGGCCCTCCGACTGCACGTCGGAGGCGAATGAGAAGCCCGGCGGGTCGGAGGAGATGGTGGTGCCGGTGGGGGTGCCGGTGGCGCCGTTGCCCGATTCGTCGGGGATGGGGTCGGCGGCGTTGACCTGGTTGAACGCCCACAGCCCGGCGGGGGTGGCCAGGGTCCGCCACGCATCAAAGGCGGCCATGAGGGCGGAGGCGTCGAAGGTGCCGTCGGCGACGTTGGCGGCATACCAGCCCATGGCGGCGATGTCGGCGTCGAGCCATTGCCCGGCCGCGAACAGGCCGGTGATCATGTTTTCGTTGGCGGCGCCGCCGGCGTTGACCGCGCCGAGGTTGTTGTGCGCCCAGCCCGGGGCGGCGTACCGGTTGAGGTGGTGGCGCAGTTGGACGCCGTTGCCGGCCGGCTTCGTGAACCAATCCTGTCGATAGTTGCCGATATCGCCGGTGTACGCGCCGGCGTCGCCGGAGCCGTTCACCGAAAAGAACAAGTGCCCAGCCCCGTCGAACGGGTTGCAGCCGGCTTGGACTGCCCCGGTCTGGGTGAGCTTGACGATGCCGCCGCGGTGGTTCGACTGCGGCCGCCACAACACCCCGAAGGTGAGCGCGCCAGCGGGAATCGCGGCGAGCTGCGCCGTCAACGTGAACGTGATCAGGTCGGCGGCGTTGGCGGCGGTGAATCGGCGGGCCATACCCGGCCCCCTAGATCACAACGGTGGACAGGGTGAGGTCGCCGACATCCGTGACCAGGTTCCCGTCGGAGGTGAACGTCTCGGCGGCGAACCGGGCGAAGTAGAGCTCCCCCTGGGCGGTGATGTTGACGGCCGCGCCGGCCTGCGTCAGGGACACCTGGAATGTGTCGGTGGTCGCCCCGACGACGAAGTAGACGGTTCCCTCCGACAAGCCGGTCGGGAGGGCTTCGGACAGGACGTTGTAGACGACCACGGTCATGTCGTCGGTGAGGCCGTGCGCGGCGGACTGGATCGCGTTGGCGGTGACCCCGGCCGCATCGACAGACCCGAACCCGGACCGGGACTGCCCCGCCCCGGCGCGCGGAATGTAGCCGTAGAACGTGCCCCCCGACACGGCGGACCATTCCCCGTAGAACGCGGCCACGGACCCGGCCGGCATGGCGTGGACGAGTTGGCCCGTGTTGCCGATCACCCCGCCCGCTGGGGCGCCCCAGGCGACGGCCTGCCGGGCGTAGGAGCCCCCGGCGACCTCATTGGAGCCGGCCGTGTCGGGAACGTCGTCGTGGACGGAGATGAACCCGACCACGGCCGCCAGCCCGCCGGCGGCGGCGTTGAGGCCGTTGGTGTTTTGGCTCACATTGGCCTCCTAGGTGTTAGTTCGCCGGAAGCTGGGGCCGTCAACGTCGTACACGCGGGGCCGGCTCTGTAGCTGCTTCGGGTTGAAGGTGGTGATGAAGCGGTCCGACATGGGGAGCCCCAACAGGCCTTTGTCCAGCAGGTCACCGACCTTCACCATGTCGATGGTGACACCCTGCCGGGCCACCTGGATCGCGTTGCCGGGGATCGCACAGTTCGCGCCGACACACGCCTTCGCGATCTCCGCGGCGAGCTCGCCGACCGCGAACCGCCCCGACACGGGCACCTCCTGCCCGTAGAGGGCAGTAACGGACCAGGTGTTGTCCTCGGTGTCGGCGGCCGCCATGTCCTGGCAGACCGGCCACCTGCCCCCGTCGGTGCGGACCAGGAGGCGATGGTTGTCGACCCGGTAGGAGCCGGTGGCCATGACGGTGCCGTTCAGCTTCACAGACACGATCGTGTGGACCGGGCCCGGTAGGACGGCCTCCTCAACGACGGTGCAGGAGCAGCCGTTGGGGCAGCCCCCGCAAACGATGTTGAACCATGCCCCCTGGTAGAGGAGGGGCCGCGGCCCGCCGCCGCCCACGTCCCACCAGTTATCGAACCAGGGCCAGTCGCCGTCGCAGGTGCGCCGGCAGGGGCGGAGGGTGACCTCGCACAGCCCGAACTGGCGCCCCGACCGGGCCCAAAGGATCTCCGATGCGGCATCGACGGCGTAGCCGGTGACCGCGGCTGACGCGCCGGCCGGCATCGCGACGCAGATGATCGGATCCCACGGTTCGCACGGGACGGTGCCGGTGTTCGCGGTCATCTCCGGTCACCTCCTCCCCCGCAGGGCCCGGGGGCCCGTGTCCCCACGCTGCCGAACGACCCCCCGGACCCCTTCCCGCTGCCGCGCCCGTCCCGGGGAGGCTGGGACGAACAGCGGGAGCCTAAACGTTGGCGATGCTGCACGACGCCGGGACGGTCGGCGGCGCCGCTGTGGTGATGTTCCACAGCCAATGGCCGCGGCAGGCGGACACCGCCCCCGTACCGAGCCACGTGTTCCCGATGGTCCACAGCGGCGACGGCTTCTTCGTCTTGCCGAGGATTTGGAGGGCGTGCGGGTCGGCGCCCTGCGTCATGTCGCCCAGGTGGCCGTTCCACACGTGCGGCCACGCGTTGTACCCGTACAGGGCTTGCCCGGTGGACGGGTCACATTCCTCATCGCCAGCCAGCGGCGTCCACAGCTCAAGGGAGAAATGCTTCCCGCCGATGCCCTCGAGCACACCGAAACCGGTCCCGGTGGGCGACTCGGAGTAGGTCAGCAAACACGCGTTGATGGCGGCCACAACCAGGCCGGGATGCCAGACACAGAAATCGGCGGTGACCTGGATGTCGGTGAGGGCGTCCTCCTGGTTTTGGAAGTTGACGCACGGCTGGCCGTTGGCCTTACGCAGGAACTTCCGCTCCCCTTCCTCGTATTGGAAGGCCTGCGCCACCTGCGTGAACCCGTCCATAACGATTTGGCCGGGCGACGCGTCGGAGTCGCCGACGCCGGTGACGGGGACACCACACGTTGTCAGGGAGGTCACGCGGATGACGGACCCCTGGATCGGGTTCGCGCATCGGACAGAGACGGTCATCGGTGCCTCCGGTCACGCGGGTGAGGAAACGGTGCCGGTTGCCCGGCCGCCGGTTGAGATGGGGATCCCGAAGTGGCAGCAGTCCCAGCCGAGCACGAAGGTCCGTTCGGCGATCTGCTTCAACGTGTTCTCGGTGCGGTCGAGAGACTCCTCCCGCCGGAACTGGACCTGATCCGATCGGAAGATGAACACCTGCCCGGTGGCGTACATCCATTCGACGCCGCTGGTTTGGGTGCCGTCCGGGCCCGTGCCCGGGTAGCCGTTGCCGACCGCGACCAGGTTCCCGGCGAGGGTTTGCAGCTGGGCGCCGACCTTTTTGAGCAGCCCGTAGGAGTCCAGCGCCACTGCGATCAGGGGGGTGACGTGGATGACGCCCTGTTGGCCGTAGCAGTTGGCGAGCTGCTTCTCCAACCAGCCGAGGCCCTCGACCGGGTCGACGGTGCCGGTGATGACGGTCGCCGCGGTCTGCAGGGTGACCGAGAACGACCCGCTGAACGTGGACGGGGATAGGACGACGGCGTTCGCGGCCAGGTGGGGGTACACCTGCAGGTTGACTGCCCCAACCGGTGGTGACCCGGTCCAAAAGGCCCGCTCGACCTGCCAACCCTCGGACTGCTGCAACGCCTGGGCCGCCAACTCTTGGGCGTCGGCGAAGGACGTGCTCTCCCAGAACCCGGCCACCGGGGAGCATTCAACTTGGGCGTAGGCGCTGAACGGGGTCGCGCCCCGCCAGAACCGTTCGGCGGTCTCCGCCTTCGAGGCGACCCCGGACACGGCGCAAAAGTCGTCGAACGTGACCGCCCCGCCCGGGTTGTTGGCGGTCAGGCCGCACAGGGCGCCGTAGTAGACCCCGTTGCGCCAGTGTTCCCCGGCCGCGCCGGGGGTGGCGGGCTGCGCCACCGATAGCAGCCCGTAGGGGCTGGGCTTGGTGGTGGGGGGTGACACTTCAACCGCTGGCCCTGGCATGTGTCACCCCCCTTTCCCCTGCCGACCGAACCCGTCCCATCCCGTGATGGCTTCTTATGGGCAGCAGGCCGTGAGGTCGGCCGCGCCGGTGGTGCCGTCGGTGCACAGGTTGACGACGTACCGCCGCGCCGAAGTGGAGTGCCCGAACATGGCGATCAGGTGGCACTCTTCGAACCATGCCGCGGTCTTGTCGTTCTCCGCGTTCAGGGTGCTGTCACGGACGACACCCAGGTCGAGGGTCATGCCGTTGCCGCGCCCGAACGTCCCCGGCGGGTAGATCATGAATTCCATGGAGGTCGGCCACGCCGTCAGCGGGGTCGACGTGCCCGGCAGGCCGCTGGAGCGGACCTGGTAGTCCTGGACGAACTGCGACCGGATCGACCGCACGTCGAACCACTGGCCGACCATCGCGTCGGTGACCGCGAACTCGACGAGGCCGGTCCGCTTCGCCAGGTCCGACCGGGCCATCGGGAGCGCCCAGTCCGGCGCCACGTACTCCATGACGTCCCGGGAGCACATCCCGAACCGGGTGCGGATGTCGACCGCCGCGAGCTCGGCCGTGCCGAGCAGCGGGGCGACGGTGCCGGACCCGGCGGCGCAGCCGGCGCCGGTGACCTGCGACCCGATGAGGGACAACATCGTCGAGATGTAGCGGGTGTTCCGGGAGCGCTCAAACGCCGACATGAGCAGGGCCAAGAAGTTGCGGGTCGACTCCGGCCATGCGTCGTCGGCGAGGTTCCCGACGGTCAAACACACCCCGTAGCACTCGAGCCGGGCTTCGGACATGCCGGAGCAGGGGACCCGGATGCACGGCTTGTTCGGGTTGCCGGTGACGGTGGAGATGTCGTCACCTTCGGTCCACAGCCACGGAACGGTGGCGTTGGAGAACGTGGCCCCGAAGGGGGCGATCGCCGGGCTGAACACGTCGGCGAGGGACGGGGACACCGGCCAGCGCAGCCCGCCCCGCTGGACGCCGAAGGTGGGGAGGTCGATCTGCCCGTCGGCGCATGCGACGTTGAAGAAGTCGTAGCGGATTTCCGACGGTGCACACCAGCCGCCGCCGGCGGTGAGCACGTCGAGGTTCGTCAGCTTCTTCATGGCCGCGGACACGGCCTCCCGGGACGATCCCCAGTGAAGTACGTCGTCGTACTGGTTCGCGAACCGGGCCACCGTGCGGCCGCTGTAGGGGCCGTCGGGGTTGAAGCTGGGCGACTGGGCGACCGGCATCGACTTGGCGGTGTGGTGGATCAGGTCGACCAGCGTGTCGAGGTCGTTGATCGGGGCGCCCTGGCTGAGGCGGGTCGGGAGGTCCGCGGCGGCGGTCAGGCCCAGCGCGGCGCCCTGCGGCGCGACGACCGGTGGGGCGGTGCGTCGGGCACCCGTCAGGGACGGGTTGAGGCTGCGGCCGGGGCCGTTGACGCCGCCGAGGTCGCGCAGGCCGCTCCGGGCGCCGCCCTGTCCGCGCCCGGACGCGGCGACCGGCTCAGGGGCCGGGGCCTGCTCGGCTGCGGCTCCCGGCTCGCCGGATTCGCCCGCACCAGCATCGGCGTCCGCTGCCGCATCGGCGGGTTCGCCGTCGCCGTTGGCGTCCGTGTCGGTGCCCTTGTGCTTGGCGCGCAGCTCGGCCAGCTTGTCCGCTGCCGTCTGGGCCTCCGTGTCGCGGCGGTCCTGGTCGGTTTGCAGCGCGTCGAGGGCGTCGGAAAGCTCCTGGGCCCGCTCGAGGTCGGTGGCCAGGGGGCCGCCGTCCTTGTCGTAGATCGCGTCGAATTCGGCCTCGGCCGCGGCGCGGGCCTCCGCCAGTTCCTCATCGGAGAGGACGGTGAGGTCCGGTGGCAGTTGGAACGGGGCGCCCTGGTCGCCGGCGCCGGGTGTGGTCTTAGGCATCTGGGCCCCCGTGGACATGACGGACGGATGAGGTCGTCACGTTCGGCGCGGCCCCGGCCAAACGATCAAGTTGCGGCGATTATACGATGGCCGACTCTACTCGGCGCTGTTCTCGCCGCCGGTTGGCGGTGCGGGTTCCGGCTCGGCCGGCGGTGGTGTGGTCTTCCCGCACCCACACGACATGATCATGATGGTGCCTTTCCGGTACGTCTGGCCCGTAGCTCGGCCAGTCGGCTCATGCTATCGCGCCCCACCCGGCGGGCAATCGCCTCGAGCACGGGACGCAGATTCGGCTCCCGCGCCGCGGTGCGCCGGAACCGAACCGGCACCGCCGAGGACACCAGGACACCTTCCGCGATCCGGATCGACGCGTGGGCCGGCGTCGGGAATCCCTCAACCGGCACCAACAGGGCGGCCTTGAGCTTCCCGCCCTGCCAGTCGCCGGACAGGGCGCAACCCAAAGCCCGGCTGACCTGGGACCAGTTCACGTCGGGGAGCAGCGCCCCCGCCACCCACGTGCCGCCCCTCGACTCGCCAACCCGGATCCGGGCGAACACGGAGCACGAGTTTTCGTAGTGCTGGGTGGCCCACCCCGGGTCACCGCGGCGCGGGTCGACGGGAGAGGCGTGCTCGCAGGACATGGTGACGTTGCCGGCGTTGATCCGGTACGTCTGCCCGTCGGCGCCTTCCACGATGGCGGTCTTGTTCATGAACTCCGAGTAGTCCACCCCGGTCGGGGCGACCACCATCCGGCCGGCGCCGCGGAACCCGCGGTGCGACACTCCGGCCGGGGCGAGCCACCCGAACAGGCGCCCCTGGTCGGTGATGGTCAGCGCACCAATCGCCGGCTCCTCGGCCGGTTCGTTGAACCATTCGGCCGGCGGCAGATCGGGGATCGTGATCGTGTATCCGGCGGCGGTCATAACGTCCCCCATGTCGGCGGCGGTCAAGACACCCATCTGCCCGAGGGCGTCCACAAGCGCCTGCATCGGCTCAACGGTGGCGTCGGCGAGGGCAGGCACGGACACGGCGGTGATCTCGGCGATGCGGGCCTTGTGGAAAATGATCTGTTCGGGGTCCATGAACAGCCACCCGAATCCGTCATCGTCCTCGCCTTCGCCGTCCTCCTCGGGGAACACCATCTCCACGTCGGAGTCTTTCAACGACTCGTCGATGCCGATCGACGACCAGCGGGAGAAGCCCGTGACCAACTTGCGGGCGTACTCGAGCGCCATCGGGTCGGCCAGATCCAGCGGCCCCCAAAAGTGGATCGTGTCGCCGATCCGTTCGGCGCGGGTGACCACCCCAACCTGCGCGGTCATCATCTGCCCGCCGTGCGCCGCCGAGCTGTACTCGTAGTGGAACGCGAACGGGGGTTCGCGCCACGACAGGGACCCGGACGCGAACGTTCGCAGCCCGGTCGACACGCCTTCCATGACCACGGTGTGGAAGTGCTCCACCGCCGGGGGGGCGACTGCGAGGCCGTAGTCGCCCCCGCCAGTCACCGGGGCGGTGTCGGCGGGCAGGAGCGCTGGGGTAGTCACGGCAGCCTCCAAGGGGATATCGGTGTTCTCACCGGCGAACGCTACGCGCAGCCGGTCAAAATTTACCGGTCCGGTGCGGTCGATGAGCTCGGCGAGCCGGTTCGTGTCGTCGGTGTAGAGCAGGGTTAGGTGAGGGATCCACGGTTCGTGTTGCTCGGCGCTGATGTGGTCGGTGATGCGGTAGACCACGTCGCGGTGGATTTCGCTGAGCGCCTCACCGGACAGGCCGAGGACTATGCACGTGTCCTGTTCGCTGTTCGTCGGGTTGAACAGGGACAGCGCGAAGCCCTCGGCGTCGGTGGGTGGGGTGGCCCGGGCGGCGTCCTGGCAGGCGGCGATGATCGCGGCGCGTGTGTCGGGGCCGATCGTGGCGGCCTCTCCGAGGTAGGCGAGGGTGACGTGGAGCTCTTCGACCGGTTCCCCGTCCGGGATGACGGCGAGACGTGCGGCGTCGGCGGCGGAGGGGATCAGCGCAACCATCGCCCCGGTGTGCGCCGCCGCGGCGGCCACCAAAGCCGGTAGGGGGCCGACGATCGCCCGGGCCTGCCGGTGGAAGGCGTCCTCCGCGTCGGCGGGTGCGTCGAGATCCACGTAATGCAGGTTGAAGTCCGGGCCCAGCTGGTCGCCGTTTGCTGGCGTGAACCGGGTTCGTGTCCCGGCACCGGCCTCCCAACCGTCGTGGAACCGGGCCAGGTCACGCATCATCGCCGCCCGCTCCGGGCTGACTGGTTCGACCGTGGTCATAGGCGCCGCACCCCGTTCCAATTGGATTTAAGCATCGCATATTTCCCCAACCACATTGCGGCGGCGCCGCGCTGCCCCTGGTGGCGGCCGAGCTGCGAAACCTCATACGGTGTCGGATACTCCCGTGATCCGAACGGCAACGACTCCCACCGGTCGATCAGGTCTTGGGCCTGGTCGATTTGCGCGTCCAAGTCTTCATCGGGCTGGGCCAACAGTTGGGCGTTGTCCACCCACCCCGACACGACCGGCCCCCAATGGTGCCCCTCCGGATTCGGGTTGCGGTCCCGCAAAGCCCGCACGGCCGCCTTGAGTCGTTCCTTGATTCCGTCGGCGGTGTAGGAACTCGCCCAGTCGTAGCCCGCCCGCGCCCACGCGTACCCGCCTACATCGGCCGTCGACAGCCGCACCTGCTGCACTCCTGCGGCCCGGTAGGCGTCGAAGAGTCGGGCGTTGAACTGCTCAGAAAAACCGGCCGCACGATACGACGGTTTGATCTCCAAACTGACGTGCTCGGCCCACAAAATCCCGGTGTCCGGGTCGCGGCCGTATTGGCGGGTGAAATCCCCGACTGTCTGCCCCTCTACGGTCTGGATGGTGCCCCTGACCCGTAGAGCCGGTTGGCCTTCATCGGAGATGAGCGCCACCCGCTCGAGGACGGTGTCGAGATTCGCGAAGGTGCCCTGAAAGATCGGCTCCCAGTCGGCGATGTCGACTTCCCCGGCTTCGATCTCCCGATCCACGAGGGCGCCTAGGTTGGTCGGCCGGTCCCGGAGCGGCTCGCCGGGTGTGACATCGACGTGCAGGACCCGCACCACCCGGCCCTGCCTGGTCGTCGTTGACTCCCCGATCACCCGGTGATGCAGACCACGTTGCAACAGGAGCTCAAATTCGTCCAGGGCGTGGATTTCGACCGCCCCGGTACCCTGCGGGACGCTCATTCGCAGCAAGATGCCGGGCTGCCCGCCGATCGGCCCGGCCGCGAAATCCAGCGCCGACGATTCGAACAGACTCGTCGATTCGTAAGCCAGTTCATCCCATTCGAATCCGGTGAAGTCGTCGGGCCACGTCTCCCGGGGCCCGAAGATTCCCCGCCCCGTGCGCAACCCCCGGAACACCTCCACCGACTCCGCGGTCCGCGACGACGCCAAAATCCCATCAATGCTGGCCGTGTCCGCGGCAAGCCGGCCGGTCAGTTCGGTGCCGGCCCGGTGTGCCTTGTTTAGTGGGCCGAAGTCGCCGCCGGCGTAGCGGCGGAGAACGTCGTACTCCTCATCGGTGAGGCCATCGTGGGCGCCGGTGCGGGTGTCGATCGACTTGACGCCCGGGGTGATCGCCGCCGCTTGGGGGGGTTGCCCGGGCGTTGCCGGGGCTTTCTTCCGGGCCGCCTTCACCGTCGCCTTTGGAATGTCGTAGACGATCGTGCAGCGGCAGTTGTTGGTTTCCTCCGCCGGCCCCGTCGGGTCGCCCGGGTACATCAGCGACGCAACCCCCACCGTAAACGGCTCATTCAGCGGCCTCGACTGACCGTCGGCGGTGCGGTGCGTCGGCCGGGTCCGCTCATCCTCCGTAGCCAACCACTGCTTGGTCATGTCCAGTTCGGACGACTGGGCCGACGCGAACGACCCAGCATTCGACGCCGACACGACCTCGGTACGGGCAAGGGCCGTCGCGCGCCGCTGGCTGATGTTCGCCGCCCCACGGACCCGGGCGGCCAGCTTCGGAATCGATTCGCCCCGCTGGAAACCGTCCAACAGCTCGGCCCGGGCGTTCTCCCACACGTCCCCGCCGATGAACTCCCACCGGTTCGCCGCCCCGGCCAGATAGTCCTCCGCGACCTGCGACCCGATGGACGGCACCTGGGGGCCGACCAGGTCCACCATCTTGGCGTGGGTCTTCCCGGCCGCGTCCTGGTAGATCTCCCCCACCAACGGCATGATCAGGTTTTGGACCTGGCCTGTCCACAACCCCGGCATCGACGCGAGGTCATCCACCGACACATACGGCTGCCCGGGCGGGCCGTCCGCGGCCACCACAATCTGCCCGATCTGGTCGGCGGCCTCATTGCACACCAGGTGCAGGGCGTGGACGACAGCGTCGGAGAGCCGCTTCTCCCAGTCGAGGATGTCGGCTTCCGTGTACGGGTCGACGGTCGGCACCCGTCACCGCCGATGCTTGGGGGTGTGCTTCCCGTTGCTATTCCGGGTAGCCCGGTGCTGCCCGGCGGCCACCCCAACCGCGATGCGGCCCTGCTGCTCCGCGAGTTGCTCGAGCGCCCGCGCGGCCCGGGCCTGCCGCCCGGCGATGTCGCCGGTGGTGCGTAGCAGCCGGGACAGGGCGGCGGCCTGCTGCTCCGGTGGGGTCGTGTCGGTGGGGGCCTGGTTCTCGCGGGTGTCGGGTGGTGTCCCGGGGGCTGGGGCTGTCGGGGCCGGCGGTGCCGGCTCCCCAGCTGGGCCGCTGACCCCAGCCCCCGGAGCAGGTTGCCCGGACAGTTCCGCGATCGCGGTCGGGCCGAGCTCGACGGTGCCGACCAGCCGCTTCCAACCCCAGTCGGCCAGTTCGGTCGGGGTCATCGCGTCGGATTCGTCCAAGCCGGCCTCCCGGCGCGCTGCGGCGCCGGACGCTTCGCCCCGGTCGTACAGCTCGATCGTCACCTTCGACTTGTCGGGGGCGGCCGTCAGTTCCGACGTGTCGTACCAGACGATCAACTTCCCGCCGCTGGGGCCGACCAAAGATTCCCCCGAAGCGGCCAACATCGGCTGCAGGTAGCCCTTGGTGAGGCCTCCGACGATGGTCTCCACCGTCGGGGCGATCGACGTTTTGACCTCCCCTTCGTCGAGCTCGGAGATCCCCCAATGGTTCAGGTCGCCCATGCCGGTCAGGCGTTCCTTGGAAAGGTTGAGGGTGGTGGCGAGCCGGTCAAGCTCACCCTCCCGCTCGGTGAGGAGGTGCTCATCGATCTGGTCGGCGAACGTCAGCCAACGCCACTTTTCGATCAACTCGGACTGGTAGGTGATCGGAATCGGGATCGCCGCGGACGCGGAGCCGGGGTTGGCGATGTTCCGGGCCGCAATGTCGATCAACATTGCGATGAACGGGTCGGGGGCGTCGGCGAACTCCTCCGGCACCGGGATGGTGCCCTCCTGCGGAATCAGCAAGATCCCATTCAGGGCCAGCCTCGAGAGGAGCCGGGCGATCAGCTGCTTGTCGAGGAGCTCGATCCGCCGGCAGATCGGCAGGGCAGGTTGCATCGTCGAGAACGCCCGCCACGGGAATTGGGCGTCGGGTTCCCAAATCCGCACCGGCAGGTTGTCCGGTAGCAGCGGCCGCCACGATTGCTCATCGACGCGCAGCTCGAAGATCCGCTCCCCGCCGAAGGTGCGCGGCCGGAACGATTCGGTGGACTGCACCGACCAGTCGGCCAGCGGCAGGGGGATAGTCGGGTCGTACCGTTCGGCGACCAGCCAGCCCTCCCCGGGCACGTCGGTGTGGGTGGCGATGGAGCGCAGGAACGCGGACTGTCCGGCGATGCCGCCGTAGAACGATTCGACCAGTTCGGCGGCGGGGCCGGTGTCGAGCATCTCCGGTTCCTCGCCGCCGGGGACCATCTCGGCCGCGGTCAGCCGGACCCGGGAGATCGCCCTCGACCGCCAGTCCAGCCCGTACCAGACTTCACCCATGGTCCGCCAGTAGTGCCAGGCCTCTTTCTGCCACGAGTCGTAGTGGAAGGGGTCGTTGGCGATGTCGACTTGGGCGGCCCGGTAGGAGCGGGCGGCGGCGACGAGCGGGTCGGGGCGGGTTGGGGGGCGGACGGCGCGGCGCACGAGATCCGGCATTGCATCACCCCCGTGATCACCCGGTTGGGGGTCATGCTACCGGTACGTGCTGCGGGGCCGGGCTACCTGGCCCCGTGCCTTTTGCGCCGCCTCGCCCCCCATTTTCGGCCCCGCCGGGGGCGCCGGGGGGACGTTCAGGGCGTGGGTGTGCCGCCGTCTGTGGTGTGCTGGTGGGCGACGAACCCGCCGCCGGAGCCGCCGAGGAGCGCTTCGATCCGGTCGAGCTGCGCCTTGATCTCGACCTGATCCGCACGGATCGCGTCGAGATCGTCCGCCAACGGGTTCCCTAACACCTCGACCGTCCCAGGCGGGGCCTCCGGGGTGCCGTAGACGTGGACCCTGCGCAGCTTCTTCACGATCTGCACGCCGTACGCGTCGGCGTTGTGCTGGTTCTGCTCAGTCATGTCGACCCCATTGAGTAACCCGATGAAGTAGTCCCACGGGAAATTGCCGCCCGGGTCGGTGTGGGTGGTGCCGGCAAACGCCAGCCGCAGATCGTTGTGCGACGTGATCCCCGGCACCCGCGCCTTGAGCTCGGCCACAGTCCGCCGCTCGAGTGGGATCCCAAACTTCGCCGCGTCCGCCTGGATGATCGGCACGATTTGGGCGAACATCCCCAACCCGTAATCGTCCAACCACTGCGCCCGCGACTGCGACGCGAACCCGGCGAGCTCCCAATTGATGCCCCGGTTGTTGCCCGGCCGGTTCCCCACCGTCCAAGCCGTGTCCTTCAACAGGACGCACTGCACGACGCTATTCACGTCGGCGCAGTAGTGCGACGACACGTTACGCCCGTCGGGCGGGTCCGCGAAGTAGACCGCGGTCGACTCGGCCCGGTTGGGCGTCTCGGACGCCTCCATGTCATGCACGACCACCCACAGCGGCGGCCCGTCGGCCCGGCCGCGGGTGTAGCCCTTGGCCTGGACGAAGGCGAGCTGTGGGTGGTCGGGGGACTGCATGACGCCGAGGCTACTACGCCTTAAACGTCGGGGGTGACTTCCTCGTCGGGGCTGTCCGTGGCGGTGAAGCCCTCGGCGCCACCGACGACGATGTTGATGATGTCTTCGACGACGACTGCGGGGCCGCCGCCGGCCGGGGTGGCCGTGAACGTGACCGCGGCCGGGCCCAGCGCCCCGCCACCGACGGCGGCGTAGACGGCCGACCCGTCACCGTTGTCGGTGATGTTGAGGAGCTCCGGGTTGGCGGTCGTGTGGGTCTGGGTGCCGTCGAACGGCACCGTGGTCGGGGTGCCGAATTCGTCAACGGGTACGTAGGTGCGGGTGAACTTCTTGTCCTGGGGCAGGTCGCGCACGGTGTGGATCCTTCCTGTGATCATCGGTACGGCCGGTGTCGTGTTCGGGATCCGGTCGGCCGTCGTGGTTTCGACTTCAACGCCGTCATGGGGCTGCATGCCGAACCGTCGCCCCTTGATGAGGCGACGCGTCTGCAGGATCGTGTCGCCCTCATCAACGATTTGGCCGAGCGGGTACAGGTCCGCCAGCGGGGCGGTAGCGGCAACGTTCACGGCATTGACCTTACCCGCTTTGCGGCGCGGCTATTCGGTGTTGGTGTCCAAAGCCTGCTGCCGGGCGGCGTCGCCCGCGGAGAGGTCGTCTTCGGCGTCCGGGCTGCCGTGGCCGACCTCGGCTGTCTGCTCCCCCTCCGGCTCGGCGGCGGGGACGGGGGCGTCGGGGTTGCGATAGAACTCCTCTGCCGTTGCTGGGGGCGGCGGGTCGGGGCTCTTGTAAAACGCCGGGGTGTCGTGGGGGGCCATGGTTCCTCCCAAATTGGGTTTCGGCCAGGGTAGCCATCCACGATCTTAGCCGCCGGATGCGACGCCGCAGGGCGCCCCCCGGCCGTGACCTCGCCTCGATCAGGCTTGTCTGGTTCACAAAGGTGGTGCTGGCCGGACGGCGCCCCTGCGGATGGTGCTCGGCGACTAAATTTGGAGCGTTGCGCGCTGTGCGCTGTAGCGCGGGCCGGATTTGGACCGGCGATCTCCGGCTTATGAGGCCAGCGGGGACGACCGAACTCCCCTACCGCGCATTGCGTCTGTTCACGATACCAGCCCACTACCTAGGCGGGCGATGCTTGTACGGCCACCACCACGTGGAGGAGATCCGATACAGGGGGTGCGTCGGGTCGCCGAACTGCGGGTCATGGAAGTTGAAACCCATCCCATACATGGCACGGCAGCCCGCACACTGGGCGACAGGCTCAAACCGGCTCATTGGTCAACTCCCTCGGGATCCGCTCCCGGACCGCAGCCTCACCAATCTGACGCTGCCCCTCCCGGAACCGGTCCCGTTCCGGCCCCTCGGGCGGCTCACCGTCGGCGGCGATCGCGAAGAAAACCCCGTAGTGGACGCCGTCGATGATCGCCTCCGTCAGGCACACCAGCATCAGAACGAGGTTCCCCCGTTCGTCGGGCATCCGGTCGTACCGGAAGTCGTGAACGATCCTCATCGCTTGTCCACATCGTGCACCCGCGGCGGCCTCAGCCGCTTCATGAGCTTGTCGATCCCGGAGCCGATCGCGTAGGCGAACACAAACGCCACCGCAAGCAAACCCGCCGATCGAACATCCTTCACGACACCCAACATGACACCGGCAACCATCGTCACCACCAGCCCGATCACCGGCCCGATCATCGGCGTGTCTTCAAATGGTCGATCTCCGCCTCGAGCTTCCGATACCGCAACTCATGCTCCGACTCCAACACACCCGACAGGAACCCCGTCACCGACGACCCGGCTGCAACCCACAGCCACGGCAACGGCACCGACACCCAGGCCCCCAACCCGAACACCACACCCGTCGCCACATACACCGACGTACACCACGGGCAGCCCAGCAGGTAGGCGACCGACCAGCCCACCACCCCCAGCTGCCGGCCCCCCAACAGGTTCCCCTGCCCGTCGTACTCGCCGAAGTAGCGCTGCACCGCCTCCCGCGGCCGGGCGATCAGGGGAATCGAGTCGTCCACCAACAGCCGCGTCACCCGGTGCACCGCCAGGAGCACCAACACCAGCATCAGCCACCTGTTCACTGTTCCGTCTCCGTTCCCCATGTCTGCGCGACCGTATCAGCCATCTCGGCGTCGGCCTGGGCGATGATCCGCTGTGCCTGGAAGTGTGCGTCCTTGTTCAGCAAAATCACGATCGCCCGCAAGAGCTGTTGGCGGGGCAGGGTAGCCCGCAGGGTGTCGTAGGTGATGTTGACCCACATGTCGATGACGGCGCGGTCTTCGTCGCTTCCGCTGTTGTGGGTTTCCATGGCGGCGTAGGTCATGGCGAGGTTGGTGCGGGCTTCATCTAACGCCGCTTCGATCATCGGTTGGTCGTCGTGGTCGTACGGTATGTCGTCGGGGGGGAACCGGTCGCGTTCATCGGTCATCGTCGCCCACCTCCTCGGCTTCCGCTGTGAGCTCGAGCGTTGCCGCCCGTGCCCCGCCCGCGTCGCGGTGGAACTGCCGCACCGACTCGGCGAGGGCATCCAACGCCGCCGCCTTCGTCTTCGCATCCTCCACCGGATCACCCGTCAGGCGCATACGCACATGCCACTCAAGACGCGTCACGGCTCAGCACCCACACACGCAAACCCGGCCTCCGACCCGTACACCGCCACCGGCTGCCCCCCGGCGCCGACACAGTCACGGCGGGCGCAACCATGCGCCGCCACCATGATCCCGACCAGCACCAGGACCCCGACGATGCTGTGCAATACCCGTCTCATGGCCCGGCCCCTTCCAATGGCAGCAACGAAAACGTACAGCTAACCGTCCGCGGCGCCGACGGGACCTTCGCGTCATGGGGGACGCGGTTGCGCTTACGGTCCCAGAACCCGAACGGCGGGTCACCGTCCTGCAGGTAACACTCCACCTGCTCGCCCGGCGACAGACCGACCGCGGTCGCCCGCAGCACGAACACCACCTCATAGCGGTAGTCGCGGCCCACCTGCGCCATGTCCTCCCAGCCGGAGTCGACGGTGGTGTCGATCGGGAACTTGTGGGCCATGGCACCGCGGCCGCCCTTGATGTCGGCCACGTCGACGTAGATGGTGATCCGGCCGGGGATCGGGTCGCCGTCGGCGTTGAGGAGCTTGACCCCGAACACGACGGTTCGGGCCACGTCGGCTGGGAACCGTTGGAAGGTGGGCCCGACGGTGGGGCGGCCCGGGTCGTCGGGGCCCGGGCGTTGCCCGGGGATGGGCCGCTGGCAGCCCGCTACGGCGGCGAGCGCGACGCACAGGGCGAGCACAATCCGTGTCACTGCTGCGCCTCCCCATCATCGTCTAACACGGTCGCCGCGTTGATCGTGAAGCCAGTTGGGCACCATCCGACGGGCGAACGGTGGCGGGGACTGGTCCGGTCCCAGATCGACATCTGGCCGTCCTTCCACTGGAATCGTTTTTCCGCGTCCTTGCTGAAATAGCCTTTGTCGATATGGTCGGCCGCGTGCTCTTCGGCTGCCTGCCGGGCGCGGGCCTCGGTGGCTGCGACGGCGACTAGGTCGTCGCAGTCGAACACAACCCACACCTCGCGGCTCATGGCGTGTCCGGCCGGGCGACGAACCGGGACGGCTCACCGACCGTGAAGCGAAGCTCGAACTGCTCCGCCTCAACCCGGCAGCCACACGACAGCGTCCAAGCCACCATCTGGGGCGGACGCTGCACGAACCCGCGCCACGTCAATAGCCGTTTCGCGTTCCGGTAGATGAGCCCGCTGATCTCGCCGACGTGCGTCGGGTTGAGGGGGCAGCCGATGCGCAGGGGCACCAGCCCGGCGCCGGTGGGAATCCACGTGGTCATCATTCGATCACCCCTGTGATCACGAGTATCAAGAACACACCGAACCCCACCACCAGCGCCACATAGGAGCCGATGGCCAGCACGTCATACCAGGACCAGTCGAACCACGGCATCCGATGCCTAGGCGGCCTCACGGCCGTGTCCCCCAGTCACAGTCGATGGCGCCACCCACCCCGGGCGGGTCGAACACCACACACGTCACCGACCGCCCATCAGGCAGCCGGACAACACTGGGATACAGCGTCGGATCCGGAGCTGTCCCGTCGTCAGCAAACCACACGGCCAAAACGGCGATTACGAGCGACGTGAATAAGATCGAGCCGCCAACACCAATCCAGAACGCCCACCTGGTCCACCAACTACGCGTCACGTCCGCCGCACCGCCTCACACACCTTCGCAAACTCATCCCCCTGCGGATCGGCGATGAACGACAACCACGCCGCCGCCCGCAACGCCTCCCCCCGATCCATCGGCCGGAACGGAACCGCATTACTGATCACCCCGAGGCCGTTGATCCCGAACCCGAAATCGTTCGTCGTGTCCACCTTCACCGGCCGCGCATTTGTCGACACTGCTTCCTCCCCTACCTGCTGTAGCCGCCGCCGAAACCCGGCAGCAGATTCGTCCGCGCCATCACCATCGCCCCCGCCGTCGAAGGGGACCCCGACGCCGGAACCGGCAACAGCTCATAAGCCAAATGCACGCCAGCATCAATCCGCCCAGGCGATGTCGGACCCGGCCGCCACGTCGCCCACTCCTCCTCAAACTCCGGAAGCAGAGCACCGAAACGGACCCGATCCTCAATCACCTGCTGCGCGATCGGCTCAGCACGCAACAGCTTACCACGCCTAGCCGTGACCTCAACAACCCTAGGCACGAAAATTGAATATCGGTCGGGGTCTTCGCGGCGCAACGCCTCCCACGCGGTGCGCACCACAAAGGTGCACATCTTTCCGCCATAGTTCCGCTCGATCACAAACCGGTCCGCGCCGATCTCCGCCGCCAGCACGCAAGCGGCCCGGCCCCACTCGTCGGGTTGCATCTGCCCCGACCGGTCATGGGTCCAATACAGGCGGCCGTCCACACCCAGGAAACCACCCACCACCCCGGCCACATCCCGGCCACCACCAGACGGGTCAATCGCCACCGCCACCGTCGCCGGCTGCGCACACGGCCGCTCCCGCGACTCGAAACACCGCCGCTCCCGGATCGTCTTATACGACAGCAGCGCCCCCTCCACCGGCTTCGGGTCGCACTGCCACAACGCCGCCCAGTCCCGAACCGTCACCGACGCCTTCACCTGCGACCAGTGCGCCGTCAACACCGCCCGGTCGGTGGGCAGCTTCGGATGCGGCAGCGGGTCACCCTCGGCCCGGCCCAACGGGTCCCGCTCGGGGTCGGTGCAGAACGCGGGCATGATCACGACCCGCCAGCGGCCGCTGTCCTCGACGCGCCCCTCCGATGCGATGACCCGGGCCCGGAGGTCGTCCGGGTGCCACGGGGTCATCAACAGCACCACGGGGGCACCTGGGGACTGGCGGGACAGAATATCCGCCGAATACCAGTCGTAGATTTTTTCACGCCGGTCCGCGGACTCCGCCTCCGCCCGCGACTTCAACGGGTCGTCGATGAAGATGATGTCTGCGGGGTTGCCTGTGATGCCGGCGCCGATGCCCACCGATCGGACCGTGCCGCCCAATGTGACCGCCCAGTCCTTCACCGCGGCGGTGCCCTTTTCCAGGCGCAGCCCGAACCGGTGGCCGTAGAGGACGACCAGCCGCCGCACCGCCCGGCCCCGTTTGACGGCGAGGGAATCGCCGTAGGAACCGATGACGATGTGATGGTTGGGGTGCAGGCACAACCACCAGAACGCACCCCACTCGACGGTGGTGAACGTCTTGCCAACCTGGGGGGGCATGTTGAGGGCGAGCCGGTCGAAGTGGCCGGCCGCCCGGTCGAGGGTGTGGGTGGCCTGCCGGTGCCGCCAGCTGCGCTCGAGGGCGGCGAGCTCGGCGCCGATGGCGTCGGTGTGGGGGCGGCGGACGTAGCCGGGGGCTAGGTGCCCGGCCAGTGTGGCGGGGTCGGCGAGGGCGGTGCGGTCGGTGGGGTCGGGGACGCGGTGTTCGAGGATGCCGGGGTCTGCTTGGGGTGGCGGGTCGTAGTCGTCGGCGAGTAGGAGCATCTGGCGGCCGAAGGCGTCCATTCAGCTCACCTCGGCGAGTAGGTCCAGCTGGCTGTACCGAAATGATGCGAGCACCTTGGACCGCCAGGCGTCGGCGAAGGTGGGGCAGTTCGCCTCCGATTGGGCCCGGCCGTGCGCGCACGGGTGGGTGTGGCGTCCGTCGTAGCTCCACGCCAGCGAATCGGCCGATGCGAGATAGGCCGAGTAGGACCGTAGGCCGCTGGTTTTGACGCCGAACCCGTGCAGTGCCAGGCCCAGCGGTGCCAGCGCCCCGACGACCATTGCGATTTCGCCGGTCGATTGGCGCCGGCATACCGAGCCGAGCCCGACGGCTGGCGCGGCTGCGAGGTCCACACCTCGGCGCCCGTAGAGGTCGACGCAGCGTAGGTAGTCGTCGCGTTCCCAGCCTTGCAGGACTGGCACGAACGGCAACTCGGGGTCGAGGTGACGCAGTTCGAGGTAGTTGTCGACGGTACGGGTCTGGTGTTCGGCGACGGTCAGGCCGGTAGTGGCGCGTATGCGCGGTTCGCACATCCAGTCCTGCGGGGCGGCCCACACCATGTTCCCGATTTCGTCGGAGAAGCGGCGCACCTGGGCGGCGTACTGGGCGGCGGTGACCGTCCAGTGGCCGATCTTGTCGAGTTGGGTGAATCCGCCGGAGTCGAGGATCCAGGGGCCGAGGGCGCGGGGGAAGGTGCGGCGGTCAGCGAGGCGGGTGCGTTGGATGCACATCGGATAGCCGAACCGGGCGAGCCAGTTCGGCATGTGCACACCTAGGTAGAAGATCACGTGGTGGTCCGGGCGGTGATGCGGCGTCGTAGGGGGATGAGCAGGGCGACGGCCAACAGGGTCATCCACGTTTTTCCGACAAGTTGGCCGGGCAGGAATGCCAGCGACCCGAACGCGATCGTGAGGAACAGCAGCGAGTCGACGATGATGCCGACGGTGTTGGATGCGGCGACGGCGAGGAGCCAGCGGCGGCGGCGCAGTGGTTCGTAGATGGCCCAGTCGGCGAGCTCGGACACGGCGAATGCGGCGCCAGAGGCGATGGCGATGGTGGGGTTGGCGACGGCGAAGGAGAGGGCGGCTCCGGCGGCGATGGCTGCCAGTACCCAGGTTCGGCCGCCGGTTTCGTGGAGGAGGTCGCGGAGGGTGAATGCGAGGCCGGCGAAGAACACGCCGGCGGGGGCGATGAGGCCGAATCCGACGGGTACGGCGCCGTATTGGTTGATGGCCCAGTTCGCGGCGGCGATGGTGGACAGGTATGCGGCCGCGGTGATGAGGCGGAACGGCATGTTGGGCGTCTCTTTTCAGAACAGGTCGAGTTGGTCGGGGGCGACGGGGTCGGGTCGGGTGACACGCATGGCGGCGGCGATTTGGCGGCGGTCGGTGGTGCGCCACGCAGCCAACCGGCAGTAGTCGGCGGACATGTCGACGCTGATGCCGACGCGGCCCAATGCGGCGGCGACTAGGGCGGTGGTGCCGGTGCCGCCGAACGGGTCGAGTACGACCGCGGGTCGGGTGGGGGCGGGTGTCCACTGGTCGAAGTGGTACTCGCGGATGGGGTACCGGAAGGGCCAGTCGTTGCCGTGGCGGCGGCTGCCCGCTGCTTCGGCGCGGGTGTCGTTGTCTTGGTGGCCGCGGCCCTTTGACCGGCTGGGTGTGACTGTGGGCTGTTGGCGTTCGGGGTGGTCGGTGTAGGGGGTGCAGGCGCACACGTAGCCGGTGATGGTCCGCAAAGTCATCATGTTGCCCGCATCGCCGTCGGTGCCCGGGTGGCCATCGCGCTTGGTTCGGTTTGCGCCCCCCCGCAGGGGTCCGCTCGTTGGCCGGGCGGTCCGCTCCGCGTCTGCCACGGGCCGCCGCCCTTCGCCACACTGCACGCAGATGCCGGGCGGGGACCAGCCCAGGATCAGCCGCCGGGGCCATTCGGTGGGGTAGGCGGCGAAGTGGTCCACACCCAGCCCGGCCGGAACCGTCAGGGGTTCGGTGGGGATGGTCCACACCGACCCGGGCAGCTTCCCCAGCGGGTTCGTGGATGATGGGCCACCGTCCGTCTTGGCGATTTTGGCGTTGCGCGATTGGCCTGCGGCGGCTACACCGGTCAGGTTGAAGCCGAGTGCGTACCGGGCGGCAGTGTCAGGGGAGTACGCCTCGCGGATTTCGTCGATCGCCGAGTAGTAGCGCGGCGCCTTGACCAGATGCACCCAGTCTTCGTGGCTGCGGCGGACCCGGTCCTGCACGCTCTCGGGCAGGCCGTTGGGTTTGGCCCACACGATGACGGCGCGGCAGATCAGGCCGAGCCGGTCCACGGCCGCGATGCGGTACCTCTCGGGCAAAAGCATCAGCGACTTGTTCGGTATCCCGGTCCTGCGTGGGTCGGTCCGCGCCCACACGTCCGCCGAACTCCCGGACGGAGGTGCGCCTCCTGGAGCCAACCCACCATTGCTCTGCCCCTGGGCCCCGCTGTACTTATCGCCCAGGTCGACGAACATTGACCCGCCCGGCCTTAAAACGCGCGCCCACTCGCGGGTGCAGTCGATCAGGGCGTCGATGTAGGCGGCCGGGGTCGCCTCGGAGCCGATCTGCCCGTCGTAGTGCTCGCCGCCGTCGGTGTAGGAGCGCAGCGCGTAGTACGGCGGGGAGGTGACGATCAGGTCGACGCAGGCGTCGGGCAGGGGCAGCGCGCGGGCGTCGCCGCGCAGTACCAGGGCACGGCCGGTCATAGCGCCGCCGCCGACATCACGAGTCGTCCGATGTGCTCGGCGACCTGGGGAACAACGGCGTTGCCCAAAGATCGGAGTCGGTCCATCTGGTGGGGAACCCCATTAGCCACTCGACGAACTCCGGGCTCGGTTGGCCACTCATCTCGGTGGGGAGCTGCCCGGAATATCCGGGGCCTTTGTGGTCCCGGGCGGTCGGGGTGGGCCATGTCTCGCGGATCGCCCCGGCTAGGTTCGGGCCGGTCGCCCGGCCAAGACTCGGCCCGCCGTCGGTCGACGTCGGTGTTGGCCACAGTCCGCGGCGGGCCATCGAGAACAGCGACGGCCGGCCCCGGCTCTGCGTGTTGTTCCCCGACCCGTTGCCACTCGACCCGTACGGGGTAGCCGTCGGGGTCGGATACTCGGCCTTGTGGTTGCCGGAGACGGGCGACGCTGAAGACCCGGTCGCGGAGGTGAGGGGCGCCGACGGCGGCAGCGGGTACACAATCCCATTCCGCATCAAACCCGAGCGTGTCCAGGTCTCGCAGGACGTCGCCGAATCCTCGGCGGAGGAGTCCGGGGACGTTTTCGGCGATGACCCAGGCGGGTCGGAGGGCGGCGATGACGGCGGCCATGTGGGGCCAGAGCCAGCGGGGGTCTTTCTGGGCTTGCTTCGCGCCCGCTTGCGAGACGGGTTGGCAGGGGAAGCCGCCGGCGACCACGTGAACGGGAGGGCGGGGTTGTTGTCCCAGCCACCAGGGGATGCAGGTTCGGATGTCGGCATGGCGGGGCACCTCGGGCCAGTGTGCGGTGAGGACGCGGCGGCAGAACGGGTCTAGTTCGACTTGGCCGACGACGGTCATGCCGGCCCGCTCGAGGCCGAGGTCGAAGCCGCCGATGCCGGCGAACAGGGATAGGACGTTCATGGCTGCGGCGGGTCGTCGGGGGGGTGGCCATGTTGTGCGATGAGGTGCCACCGGCCGGCTCGGCCCTTGATTATGCGATCGGGTGGCCGCCGATGGTCGGGGTGGTGGTCTTCGGCGTACGCGGCGGCGCGGCGGGCCCGGCGGAGGCGGTCCGTGGCCGACCAGGCCGCGCCAGCGAGGACCCCACCGACCAGTTCGGCGGCGATAAGCCAGCTGCGGGTGTAGCCGACCGCGGCGCCGAGGATCAGCCACGGCCCGGCGATGGTGGCGTACCAGCCGAGCTGGTCGGTGAAATCCCGCAGGTAGGTTCTCACCGGCTGGTCCTCTCGAGCGCCTGTTGCAGGTCGGTGATCGCGGACAGCAGGGCACCCAGCCCGTACATGGTCGCCCGCCGCTGGTGGGAGTTGCGGGCAGCGACGGCGGCGCTGTAGCCGCTGTGATCTACCAGGAGCTTCCGGGCTACAAGGTCCGTCGGTAGACCTGCGGCGGTTGATCTCTTGTCTTGCTTCCGGCCGGCCACGCGGATGGCTGCGGCTTCCATGTCGTCGACCCGTTCATTCCAATATTCGGCGGCAGCCACGTGATCTAGATACTTGTCTCGCATGCTCACTGCACAACCTCCCCATCGACGATAGAACCCACAGCCGCCCCCAAGGCCCGGATCCGGGCCGCCCGGGCGAACGCCCGCGGCCACAGTGATAGCTGCTCCTGCGTCAGGGCGAGCTCCGGGTCGCGCATCACCATGTCAAGCATCTCCCGCATCTGGTCGGCGTGGGCCCGGTCCAGGCGGATGAGCCGTTCGTCCAGGTCCAGGCGGGCCATGACGGACAGGAGGTAGCCGAGCCGCGAGGCTATGGCGTTAAATGCTTTTACCTCAGCCCTCAGTCTACCCTCCCCATCACCTAGGGTGGTAATCCGTTCTAGCCGTTGGGACACGGCGTTAAACCACGCCTCCATTTTCCCGGCCAATACAGATAGCCGCTCCAATGGATTGGTGACCGGGGTTCCGTTTATCGGGCCGAGCTGCTCGCTTCGAATAAGACGATGCCCGGAGCAGTAGATGGAGCCGCCGGCGGGGCGGCGCCTGCATGGTGCGTGTCCGGCGCACATTGCGTCGCCTTTGCTGTCGACGTGTGCTTGTTCGCACAGGTCGCATTCGTTTTCGTTGTCCATTGTGGAGCCGGTCACTTCTTCCACCACTCTTCGCGTTCGTCTTCGTCGTAGGCAAGGGTTGACCGTTGGGCCGGTTCGGTCGTACTCTCGCGCGCGCCCGCGCCTACACGCGACCCTCTGTCCCCTGTCCCTAGCGTCCCCAGTGTCCCTGTCTCATCGATTCCTGTCTCTGTTTCTGGGGACACTCTGTCTGTCCCTAGGGACAGCTCTAGGGACACTCCCTCTTCTCTCTCTATACCCCCCCCTACCTCCTCCTTTGTATAGTTAGGGGGGGTGTTAGGGACATGGGGACACTTTTTTGAAGGGGTTGGGGGGTCGGGACTTTTTGGTGGTTGGTTTCTCCCAGGACGCCGGTTTCGTACGGGTTTTGTGGTGGGTTGGTAGAGGCCTCGGTTTGGGGACAGGAGGCGTCCGGACCTTGCGAGTCGGGCGAGGATCTTTTTTACTGTCTCGTACTTGATGTCGTCTTTGAAGTGGGTTGCGACTTCTTGGACGGTTACGGGTGGTGGCTGGTTTTCGATCCAGTCGAGGATGGCTTGGGCGTTGTCGCCGAGGGGGCGGTCGCCGGCGGTGCCGGTGAGGAGTTGGTCGGCGGTGATTTCGGCTTCGCCGGTCCAGCGGAGCCGGCCGATGTGGGCGTCTTCTCCGTCGTCGGTTTCTAGTGTCACGTCGTCGATTGTGTAGTTGAGGGATGGGGTGTCGAGGGTGCCGAGGTTGTTTTTTGCTTGGGACAGGACGCAGGTGTATTCGTCGGCGTCGTCGTCGCGGGCGATTGCTATTGCGGCTCGGGCGACTTCGAGGAATGCGCGGCTGTTGGCGACCATTGAGTTGGAGTCGGCGTGTTTGGTTTTGTTGTAGTGGGCGAGTCCGATGATGGCGATGCCGGTGGTTTCGGCGGCGGCGCGGAGGGGTTGGAGGACGGCTCTTACTTCGGGGGCTTTGAAGACGTTGATTTCGTCGTCGAGGACGGACAGGAGGGGGTCCAACAGGAGGGCGGCGGCGTCGGCTTGGCGGACAGCTGCGGGTAGGTGGTGGATGTCGTGGGGGAGGTTGATGCCGGTGTGGGTGCCGTCGGGTTCGGCGATGTCGATGCGGTAGATGAGGTCGAGGTTGGCGCCGGCGGCGAGCATGCGGGGGGCGATGGTGTATTCCCAGGAGTCTTCGGCGGCGGCGTAGAGGACGGCTCGGGGGTGGCCGTGCCAGTGTCCTTGGAGGTTTCCGTTGGTGATGGCGGCGGCGAGCCATGCCAAAAATATGGATTTGCCGACGCCTTCGCGGCCGGAGATGAGGGTGATTTCGCCGATGGGTATGCGGGTGTCCCAGATCCATTTCACGGCTTTGATCCTGTAGGTGTGGGCGGGTTGGAGGTGGGGGTGTCGGCCGTTGCGGTTGCCGGTGTCGAGTGCCTCGAGTTGGGTGCGGAGCTCGGCGAGGGTGGTTGCGCGTTGGTGGGGGTTGTCGAGGGTGGCGGTGTGGTGGAGGCGGGCGGCGATGTGGTGGAGGGTGCGGTTGTCGGCTTCGGTGCGGATTTGGTGGGCGAAGGTGGGGGCGGAGAGTGGGTTGGTGCATGCGGACAGGCATGTGTGGAGGTAGGGGCCGTCGAGGTGGCCTTGTTTGAGTTGGCCGTTGTGGGCGAGGGCGTGGGCGATGAGGAGGGGGTCGATGGGTCCGGGTGGGGCGAGGGGGGCGATGGTGGTGATGGTGGTGTAGATGGTTTGGTGGCGGGTGTCGTAGAGGTCTTGGGGGTTGATGATGTTGGTGATTTGGGGGATGAGGGTGGGGTTGAGGAGGAGGGCGCCGAGGAGGGCTTGTTCGGTGGTGGGGTCGTGTTGTTGTTGTTGGTCCATGGCGCCCCCTTGTGGGTGTGGGTGTGTGGTGGGGGCTAGTTGGTGGTGACTGGGGGTGTGGGGTTGTGTGGTCGGCCTAGGAGGATTGCTGTGTACCGGTCCGGTCGCAGGAACAGCGGCTGCGGGTAGGGGCCTCTGCGGTCGACCCAGCGCACATCGGTGACCTTGTCGGGTTCCCGGCTTGTGGGCTCTCCTGAGTCGATCTCGGCCGAGTACCACAGCGTCAGGCAGTGCTTGCCGTCTGCCGGGAACACATCACTGGTCCAGGTCTCGTAGCGAAGTCCCTTGATGGTGACGCCGACCTCTTCGAGCATCTCTCTGCGGGCGGCGTTGGCTGGGTCTTCGCCGTACTCAACCCAGCCTCCCGGGAGCGACCAGGTTCCGGCGCCGTGCGACCCGTCGCGGCGGATCATGAGGACCTGTTCGTCGCGGTAGATGGCGACGGCTACGCCGGTGCGCACAACTTGGCGACGTTCGGCTGCGATGAGGTGTGGCGCGGCGGCGGCGAGGGTGGACCGTGCGGCGTGGTGGTAGCTTTCCCGGTCGTCGTCTGTGAGGGTCTCCCATGGCGGGTCGTCGGTCGCCTTGTCGTGTTCGAACAGGGCGCGGGCTGCGGCTTCGACTGCTTGGGTGGTGAGGATCCAGTAGGGCGGGTCGGTGAGCTGCGGGGCGGGGATGTTGTCGGCCATCGGGTTCCTCCCCTTGGGAATGGAATGGGCCCGGCGGCGCCGTGCTGCGGATGTGGCCGGTCCCGCGGTGAGGGGAAGGTGCGGGTGGCCGCGCGGCGCCGCCGGGGGTCTATGCGTATGCGTTATGCGTTGGGGTGAGGTTGGGGTGGGGTGCCGCGGAACACGGGCCGGCCGGTTTCGGCGGCGAGGTCGGAGACGACGGCTTCGAATGCCCCGTCGATGGTTTCGCGGATGTTGTTGAGTTTGTAGAGCAGGGCGACTTGTCCGGGGCGTGGGGTGTTGGGGCGGAACCGGAACCGGGCGTGGAGTTCGGTGGTGTTGCGGTCGCCGCGCCAGATGGGGACGTGGATGGTCAGTTCGTCGGGGATGTCGATGGTGGAGTCTTTGACGCGGCCTTCGATGTTCTCGAGGAAGGACAGTCGGCGGGCTCCGGTTTTAAGGCGTACCCCTTGCTGGAATTCGGCGGTGACGGTGACTTCGAGGCCGTGGATGAGTTCTTGGAGGGTGGCCCCGTCGGGGATGAGGATGTACCCGATTTGTTCTTCAACGAATTCGGCGAATTGTTCTTGGGTGAATGGGGATCCGTCTCTTTTGAGCCACGCTTCGAGGGGGTCGGATAGGTGGAGGTTCAGTTCGGCGCGGTGTGCTTGCCAGCGGGCGGCGCCGTGGTCGCCGGTGTCGGCTGTGTCGGGTGGGGTGGTGGCGTCGGTGTGGGCGTCGATGATGGCGGTGATGCGTCGGCATGTGGAGTCGGCCCACAGCTCGGAGTGGGGGTTGGCGTGTTTGCCGACGTAGTCGATGAGGCTGTCGAGGTGGTGGAGGTGGACGCGGTCGCGGATGCGGCGGGGCCGGTCGCGGTGTTGATCGCCGGTGAGGTCGATGGTGGTTAGGGTGCCGTCGCCGCTGTGGATGACGAAGATTTCCCCGCGGAGCAGGGCGAAGGGTTCGGCGGCTCGGAGGGCGAGCTCGGCGACGGCGTCGCCTTCGGTGCGGGAGGCGACGGCCTCGAGCTGGGTCGGCTCAGGCTGGTTGGCGGCGCCGTATCCGTAGCCGGTTGGGGGTCTCGTGTTGGTCATCGGCTGGGGGTCTCCTGGTTCTCGTAGGGCAGGACGAGCTGTCGGGGGTCGTTGCGGGTGAGGAGCCCTTCCAGGTCGCCGTACATGAGGGAGGTGGCGGGCAGTGTGGGCTTTTTGACGACGCAGGTGCCGGAGACGGTGAGGGCTTCGGCGTTGGCGTCTTTGATGGGGGCCACCTTGATGGTGAGGGTGATGGAGCCGGGCTGGGCGTGCTCGACCACGGCGGCGGTGACCTCTGCGAGTGCTTTGGACAGGTCGGCGTGGAGTCCGCCTTTGCCGATTTCTTTGATGATGTCGGCGAACGGCCGGTAGTAGATGGCGTCGTCGTCTGCTTCGTCAGGCCGCCGCGGCGGGCTGGTGGACATTGGTGTCCTCCTGGTGGTGTTGGTGGTTTCGGGCGAGGCGTCCGACTTGGGCGGCGGACAGGCCGAGGCGGTAGCGGATCTGCCCGTCGGTGAGGTTGTGGGTGTGGTGGAGGAGGTGATAGAGGGCAGACTGCTCTCTTGGGGTGAGGTTGTCTATAGGGACCTTCCCGGCTGCGGCGAGGACAATAGCCGCCTGGTCGATCATGGTTGGGTTGGGGGGCGGGTCTGGTTCGTCTAGCCAGTCTTGGCCGAGCTGGTCCCATTGGGTGGGGGTCCACCAGCCGTATTTGGCGGCGCGGGTGCGGGTGATTTCGGAGGGGCCTGGGGTGTCGCGTAGTTGGGTGTAGACGTTGAGGATGGCGTTGTGGCTGCGGCGGTGGATGCGGGTGCGGGCGTGGGCGATGCCGGAGATTTGGCCGATGGATAGGCCAGCTGAGGCGGCGATGTGGCGGGTGGTGTGGCCGAGGGCGTAGAGGGCTTGGATGCGGTGGCGGGCGCCGTGGGCGGCCAGGTGGTGTCGGTAGCCGAGGCGGTGGTGTTTGCGCCAGAGGAAGGTTGCGTGTCGGGTGGCGTCGCAGCGGCATCCTTGGCGGTAGGCCTGGTAGGTGGGGTCGTGGCGGGTGCTGCGTCCGCAGTTGGTGGCGGGGGTCATGGGGCGGCCTCCGGGTTGGGGTTGCGTTGGTACCAGTGCAGGGCGGCGGCGATGGCGGAGCGGTGGGCGGGGCCGCCTTTGCGGTGGGCGGTGTTGACGGCGTCGCGGTAGGGCTTGGGTAGCCGGTACCAGCAGGACCGGCAGGACAGGAGCTCGTGGGGGACCTGTGTGCGGCAGCCGCCGGGGCAGGTATGGGTGTCGGTTGCGGTCATGGCCGGACCCGTTGGGCTAGGACGTGGCGTTCGATGTCGGTGAGGTCCCAGGTGGCGAGGACTGCCCACAGGTCGCCGCGGATGTGTCGCAACAGGGCGGGGTCGCGGGGTGGGGTGGGGTCCCATTGTTCGACTTCCCACAGGATGTGGAACAGGCCGATGCGGCCGCGCCGGGGGCGGTGGCGGGGCGGGACGGGCGGGACGACGGTTGTGCCGGCGTAGACGCGTACCCCGGTGGGCCGCTCGGTCCTGACTGAGACGGTGTGCAACCCGACCAGGCTGCGGACGTGACGCCACCGTTGGGCCTGGTTGTCGCGGAACACGAGCCGGTTGTGGTCCTCCCAGTCGACGCGGCAGCTCGCCGCGTCGGCCCGGCAGATCGCGATGCGGGGTAGCCCGTTGTCGAAGAAGCCGCCGGCGGTGACCGCGGCGGGCAGGCTGATGATGGGCAGTCCGCGGGCGGCGGCCCGGTAGGCGGCGGCGATCGCTTCGTCTTCTGCGTTGCGTTCCCGCCCTATGGCTTGGGTGTATTCGGCGAGGCGTTCCCGGGCTTCGTCTTCGGTGATTTCCAGGGTTGTAAGGTTCACGGTTCAGCCCTCCGTTTGGGGTTGGTAGTCGGTGCAGGCGGGCGGGTTGGGCATAAGCGCCAGCCAGTGATTGGCGGCGCCGGTACCGGCTGCGACCGCGGCAGCCGGTACCTGCAGCGTGTCGGCGATGGCCTGCAATACCGCGTCCCTGTCGGTCAAGCGTGGACTCCCTTCGGCCATTTGACCGGCTCGAGTGCGGCGAGCTCGGTTTTGGTGGCGGTTCGCCAGCCGAGCCGCTGGGCGCCCATGTAGGCCAGGGCCGCCGCGTCGGCCTCATCGGAATTATTAAAAGTAATAGTCGGCATCCGCCGGGTCATCGCAGCTGCGACGGCGGCTTTGTCGGCGCGGCCGTTGCCGGTTGCCCATTTCGCCCGGGTCATGGGGTTGACCACGACGACGGTGCAGCCGGTGGCGAGGGCGTGGCGGACGATTTGCCACCAGGCGCCGGCTCGGTCGAAGGCGTGTCCGCCGACGGCGCCGGTTGCGCCGCCTTCGATGATGACCAGGTCGGCGGGGGCGAGGTAGAGGGTGACGTTGTCGACCATGTAGCGGATGCGGTCTTCGCGTTGTTGGAGGGTGGCGGTGTTGGGGACTTTGGTGGTGTAGGCGACGGTGCGGATGTGCTCGCCGGGTAGTGCGCCCTTGTGGTGTGGCACCCAGAGGGTGGTGAGGCCGGTGGAGGTGAGGGACATGTCGATTGCGGAGATGCGGGGGAAGGTGAGCCGGGGACTGTAGTCGGGTTCGGGTGCGGGTGTGGCACGCCGGGCCCGGGTGGTGGCGGCGTGGCGGGCGGGGGGCATTGGCCGCCGCCGCTCCTCCCCCATGCCTCATGGTGGCTTTTCAGGGTGGCGATGGTCATGGTGCCGTTGGACACGTTGACCATCGCCAGGAGTGCCGTGGGCACGGCCACGGGGTACTCCCGGATCAGGGCCCGGGTGAGGGCAAGCTTGTGCTCGGCGAGCTCGAGGTCGGTCATACGTCGGCCATCCGCTTGCCGGCGTCCTCGGCGCGGAGGTCGTCGGCCTGTTGGTGTTCGTCGCACAGCCCCCCGCCGGTGCGCCGCCCGCAGCCGGGTTCGGTGCAACAGCAGTCGGGGCAGGCGATCCACAGTCGGGTGCCGCCGATGGCGGGGAGCCGGCTGGTGCCTTTGCAGCGGGGGCACAGGGTGGGGGTGGCCACGCCGAGCAGCGGGTCGGGTGGGGCGTCATCTGGGGGGTTGATCTCCCCATCTGGGGGTGCCGTTATATCTGCCGGTATATCTGCCGGTATGCCGTCGGACGATGCATCGGACGTGCGATCCTGCTCGGCCGATGCGCGGTCCCGCTCGGACGCCTCCTGGATGTTGAGCGTGCCGGGTGCCCGATCCGTGCTTGCCAAGCCGGATGCCAAGTCCTTTGCAAAGCTTTCCGACGGCCCGGCGGCCCCGTCCGGGACCGGCTCGGCCCGGTCCCGCCACCGCGCCACCGCCTTCCCCATCCGGGACTCCTCCCACCAGCCCACCACCGGGCGGCGCATCGCCCGGTGCGAGGTCGCCGCCGGCCGCGGCCCGATCCCCATCTCCGCAGGTGACACCGGGTGGTGTTCCTGATTTTCGACCGGATCTGAGGGCGCCGCTGGCCGGATCAGGAACCGGGCGAGCTCGGCCGTACCCGGGTCGGGGTGGCGGGTCAACCGCTCAAGTGCCGGGTCCTTGGCGATCTGGTCGTCGGTGTAGGCCGGGAAGTCCACCAGCGGCGGCCGCGGGGGCGGGCTGGGCCGGTAGCGGCCGTAAAACTCCAACACCTGCATCGGGGTGTCCGCCCACAGACAGGCCTGGACGATGTCGTGTTCGGCCCGGTGCTGGGCGCGGCGCCGCTCGTATCGGACCGCGACCGGCCATACGGCGATGGCGGTGATGGCGATCAGAGCTGCGGCCATGTACCCGGACCACAGCATCACCCAGGTCATGGTTTCGGGTCTCACTTGCGGCCTCCCAACTTGACCGGCTCCCAGCCGATGACCTCAAACCGGCCGAAGCCCTGCGAGCGTGAGGAGCCGATGCCGATCTGTTCGGCGGTCAGCCACAGCAGGCCCCACTGTTCGGCGGTGAGGTCGTGGTCGGTGGCGACGGTGATCCGCACTGTGGCCTCCCGGATGATCTCTTCGTATTGGATGCCGGAGCCGCGCCACGTGTGGACGAAACGCTGTTCGACTTCGTCGGGTTCGTGGACGCCGAGGAGGATGCGGTCGTCCTGGACGAAGACGTGTTCGGCGATGTAGGACATGGTGGATTTGCCTTTGCCTTCGCCCTTGACGGATCCGCTGGTGCGTAGGCCGTTGATTGTCCAGTTGTAGAGGGGCCACGGCCAGCGGACGTTGGACGCTTCTTTGATCATCGCTTTGGCTTGGCGGCCTTCGATGTACAGCTCGTGCTTGCCGCGGCAGTTGGGATCGGAGACGGTGGTGGGGTTGGGGCATTCGGGGCAGCCGGCGCGCTTGAATCCGTTGAGGTGTTTGAGCAGGTCGACTTCGGCGGCGGCTTGTTCGGCGGTGATGCCCCGTTCGGCCATGGTTTCGGCGACGGCTTGGCGGATGAGGTCGTCGCGGTCTCCGACGAGTTTGGTCTTGAGCCATCCTTCGGCGACTTTGGGGTCGGAGGGGATGCCGCCGGCGAGGCGGTGGACGGCGAGGGTGGCGGTGTATTGGTGGGGGTAGGCGACGGGGATGTATTGGGCGAATACGGAGGTCATTGGTGCTGGTTTCCTTCCGGGTTTTGGTGGGTGTTGGGTTGGGGCGGGTAGTCGGT